CAAAAATGCATTAGAAGGAATTAAACTGATAATGAGTATACTGCAGGGTGAACAAGATGTTAAGAGTGTTATTGATAACAGCAAAAAGTTAGATTCTAACGTTAAAGCAAAACTTGACGCTATCATTGCTGGTGCTGCAAACTTCAAAGAACCCGATCAAGGTGTGGCGGAAGGTGAAGTAGTTCAACCTGATTTCAGCAAACGATTTAAACCATCACTAGGTAGTACAGTAAATAAATCTCCCTACTATAAAAATCCAGACATAGCCGTACCAGCATTTGATAAACGACGAAAGTCAGTGTGGCGTGATGGCGTAAGCAATCCAAAAGACAGAGAAGAATTTCATCACTTTGAAGTTGATTCATTTGGACGTTCATATCAAATTACAGGCATCACTAAATCAGGTGAAAGAGTTCAAACAAGTACTACACCATCAAAAGAATTAGCAGAAGTATTAGTTAACTCCTACAATCGTGGTGGTTTTACTGATGTAGATATAGAGAAAGTGCCATTCTCAAAATCAAGCAAAGAAAAACCTAATCTCAAATTAGTGAAATCAGATGAAGTCAAAGAAAATACGGCTGGAAGTGTAGCCACCGTAGTTAATCCTAAAGCAAAAGATAGATCAAAGGTTGGCACACTATTTGGCGGCACATATAAACAACGAAAAGATAAATAAAAGTATATTAAAGAGAAACCAACAACATGAGTGATATTAAAAACATTTTATCTAAACTAGATAATTTATCTAATCAAATAAAATCAATATCTGAATCAAATAAGTTTCCAGGTTATTGGAAAGGAACAGATAGCGCCGACCAGGCTAAGAAAAAGATGGTAGGCACCGAGAATAAAAAAATATCAGAACAAATCATAGAAAGAAAGAAAATCAAAGTAAAAGAAAACGATCTTGATTTCAAGGCCGGTAATCCAGGTCAATGGCCAACAGGACGTACTCCATCACCAACTCGCACTCCATTGCCAACTCGCACATCGTTGCCATCACCTACAACTAGTTTAGAACCCGATATAGTTTTAGATCCACCCATTAACAGAGAAAATATTCCTGCTGGAACTTCACCTAAAAAACCTACATCTGCTAAGACTCGCATTTCGTTAAAGCCAGGAGAAACAATGGATCAGGCGATTGCCAGATTAACACCAAAGTCACCAGAACAAATAAGAATGGAAAAACAGGCGGCTGCTGCTGCAAAGGCTCGGGCGGAAATGTCACCATCAGTATGGAGATCAGCAAGACCCGATTTCTCTAAAGTTCCAACTTTAACCACACCTATAGAAGAGCCTTCTAAACCATCAGGATGGAGATCAGCAAGACCAGGTGCGGCTAGAGGTCCAGCAGTTCCTTCAACTATTCCAAGTCTAACACCATTTAGTACTATGGGTATACCACAAGGTGCTAAGAAGGCAAAGTTTGAGAGTATTAAATCAAAATCAAACAAAGTTAACTCTGAAAACAAAAAAGAAATAAATCGTTTATCTAGAAAATTTGAAAATTATTTAAACAATAAGTTTGGTCTCATAGAAAGTAACTATGTTCCAAAAAAAAAAGTTAAATTAGAAAATACATTATATCCAAATACACAAGACCCAAATATACAGAAAACTAGCACGAATCAACAAAAAGAAAAAGCAGCACAGCAAAAAAATCAAGATCAACGTGTTGATATTGCCACTGCCAAAAATACTATGGCAGGTCTGAAAAATATATTAGGTCCTAGTTTGGATATAAATCAGGCAGCAAACGCAGTTGTAAAAATAAATGATCAAAAACCACTAACTGGTCCTGAACAACAAGCAATGAGTGCCATTACTCCGTTAATAGCAAAAGCAGCAGAAACACCACAAACAGCAACTAATTTAAAAACATCATTATCTAATGCTGGTTATTTGGCCAAGATAGGAAAATAAAAATGAATTTATACGATTTATACTCAAGTAAAAAAATAAATCTTATCGAAAATCCCATTTCTGCTAGTGACGTTGAAAAACAAATCATAGATGAAAATCTACACAAATGGTTTAAAGAAAAATGGGTTCGTTTTGGACCAGATGGTAAAATACGAGGAGATTGCGCCAGAGATGATGACAGTGAAGGCAAGCCAAAATGCTTACCTCAATCAAAAGCACATAGTTTAGGAAAAAAAGGACGTGCTAGTGCTGCTAGTAGAAAACGCAGAGAAGATCCTAATCCAGAACGCCGTGGCGCAGCAATAAATGTTGCTACGAAAAAAGAAAGTATCAGTGAAGAAGAATTCTATGAAAAACTGATTATGCTAGAATACAAGTTAGCAGAAGCAGAAAAAGCTTCAGACATGGGTACATCTCAGCCTGCAAGTAAAAATCGTGCATCAGAATTAGACAATTTACCTCTGCCGTCTTCAGCAGTTGTAACTTCACCCATGCCTCGTACAACTCGTTCAGATAATCGTCCAGCAGTTCAAGCAACATCATTGCCACCAGTTGGTAGAGAAATGCCATCTGCATTGAATACTACTAGATCAGTCAGTTCAAAAAAACCTGCCACTAACGCTATTGCGTCGCCGCCAACACAATCGTCGTACACCGGGCAACGCGGAGACACGAAATATAAACCGAGATCTATATATGATAAAGAAAACGCTGAATGGGAACAAAAAACAAAAAATTTACCTAGACAAAATCCAAAAGATTTACCACAACCTAGTAAATTGTCTCGTATCATGGGCGGTGAAAAAATATCTGATGTCTTTATGACTCAACAAGATAAAGAAGATAAAGCAAGACGCATTCGATCTTATGCTGCACCAGCAAATCCATCATCTTCCGGACGTGTAACTCCTGCTCCATCTGGTAGTATTACACCACCAGAAAAATCAGCACCAGTTGCAAAGCCAAAAAGTATTGGTGCTGCACCAACAACTATTCCATCTCGCACCGTATCAAATGCTCCCACTCAGACCAGTACAACAAATTCAAAACAATCCTGGCAAGATATATACAACATCAATAAACAAACTATAGGTAAAAATCCAAACCTAATTAAAATAGGTCAAAAATTAAAATTACCAAATGGCAAAATTTATACAGTCGGCAAGGGAGATAATCTTTATAACATTGCACGAGGCATATATAAAGGCAAGTTAAGTGAAGATTTTCAATTTAGTCCTGAACAAGAAAAATGGATAGGTTCGGGAGACAAACAAAATCCATATATTTTAGCCAGAATGCCTGGCGCTAAACCGCCACCTGAGTATTTCTCAGATCCAAAAAATCAAAAAATTGCACAACAAATATATCAATCACAGGACTTAGCGAACAAATGGCAACAATTTCGTCAAAGTGGATCATTGACTAGCAATATATTAAGTAGAGTTCCAGGTGTAAATAAAGCGGCAAACGTAATAGATATAGGAGCAAACGTCGTTAAGGGAGATTTTGCTGCCGCAGGCAAGCAAGCATTAGGTATGATACCAGCAGCAAAGCCAATTAATTTAGCATTACAACAATCTGATGATCTTATTGGAAATATAAAAAAAGGTAATTATATCGGCGCAACAGGTGATGCGTTACGTACTGCTGCCGTAAATAAAATATCAAACAAATTAAACTTACCAAATCAAATAAAAGAAACAGAAAATACCTGTCCTCAATGTGGCGGTGTCGCATTAGATGATAAAATCTTAGCAGAAAAGAAAGATGCATGCTATCACAAAGTAAAAAGCAGATATAAAGTTTGGCCAAGTGCATATGCAAGTGGCGCTCTAGTTAAGTGTCGCAAAAAAGGCGCAAAGAATTGGGGTAAATCAAAGACAAACGAAGATACAAATCTGTATTTCAACGTGGTGGGAACAGATAAGAAAACATTAATCTCTGAGTTTAAATTACAACACAATGCACGAGGATGGTACCTAAACGAAAATTCACCATCATCTCTTAAATTAGATGCTGTTCGTGCTTTTGGTATGCCACTTAGCGAAGAAGAATTAAATCCAATCGCATATGATGGCACTGCCGCGACCATTGGCACCGACAACGGTAAGAGTCCAGTAGGATCTATACCAAAAAGTCAACACATAAATAAAAGAAGAGGTAAAGTGTAATGGACGAATTAGCAAAAGCAATGAAAATTGCATTCAGTACTGAATTCAGTTTTTATTTAAAATCTCATTTTTATCACTGGAACGTCGAAGGTCCAGACTTTGATCAATATCATAATTTGTTTAGTAAAATATACGAAGAAGTATATGAAAGCATAGACGCATTTGCCGAAAATATTAGAAAACTAGGAACATATACTCCTGGTAGTTATACCAGACTTAGTATGTTGTCTCAAATAGATGATGAGTTGACAGTTCCACCAGCATTGGATATGATAAACGATTTATTAAATGACAGTGAAAAGTGCATTAAAATATTCAAAATGGTATACGATCTTTCAGAACGTGAGGGCGAAGTGGGATTAAGTGACTTCCTAGCGAATAGAATATCGGCTCATAAAAAACATAGTTGGATGTTAAAGGCTACATTAAATGAACGAGTCTAATATTGTCCCAGCATCAGAAGAAACTATAAATACTACAGAAAATCTAGTCAAAGAACTTATTGTAGAACAAGTTCAATTTACCGATGATCTGGAAAACACAAATATCAATTATTTAAACTATTTAATAATTGGTTAACAGTCTTGGCCTTAGGACCGAGTAGGTCGCCCCATACCTCAATACGATGAATTCGCTACTCAGACTATTCAAAATGGGGCTTTTTTATAATTTTCCATCTTTTAACATGTGATCTAGTCCCATTAATATGAGAACTTAAATTACCTCCACAATTAAACTCTTTACGAAATTCAGAATAAGTTTTATGTATTATTTCTAATGTATCTATGTTTTGAAATGTATATAAGGCATTATTATATTTCCAATGATTTTTACCTGAGAATTTTTCTTTAACTTTCGGTCTTGCCCTTGCTCTTGCTATCAACCCATCAGGTCCTTTTAATTTTTCAACTATTATTGGATCTAACATTGGATTTTTACCATTGAACAATTTCTTATCTTTATTTTTTTCTCTTTTTGTCCAATGATTTTCTCCTCGCTGTCTATCTCCTATTTTCTTTTTAGTTTCATTTGTTCTATTAGAACTGGCATTGCCTATATTTTTCTTATGCTCCTCTGACAGTTTTCTTCCAGTTAATGATTTCTTCGTATTTTTACTTATTAATTGTCTAACTTCATCAGAAGGATTACTTAGTCCATCGCCTCCATCTGTTGTATTACGAAGTATACCCGTTCCTAAATCTTTTCTGCCCCACCATTTTATCAATCTTCTTTCAATAGCCAAGGCACCTATCTCTGTTAAATTTTGTTCCAAAATGTAAATTCTATGTAAATTATTTGGTAATTTGCCAGAACCTGTATGTTTTACCCATGCTCTTTTATTACTTCCTTTTCCTATGTAATACGGTGTACCGTCATTTCGCAAATAAGCGTAGACATAAAATCCCGAAGGAGTATAATTTTTACTAAATATCATTGCTGGTTGCTCCATTTTAGCAATTAGAGTAGATGGGCACCCGACCAAAGTTGCCGCGATCTACACTTTTATTTATCAAATTTCTTTCATAACAATCTTAAATTTAATAAAATGATATTTTTGAAAGGTAACAGTATGAACAACAAACATACAACTAACGATTATGACGGACCTATTACATTCAGCGGCGATCAAAAAATAAAACTTTCACAAATAATTACTGAAGGCATGAATACTTTACACGAAATAGAAACATTAAGAGATGGATTAAGTGATACTATAAAGGCAATTTCCGAAGAAATGTCCATACCTTCGTCAATTTTAAAAAAAGCAATCAAGGTAGCACACAAGGCAGAATTTCATAAAACTAAAAAAGATCAAGAATTACTAGAAACAATCTTGGAAACAGTTGGACGAACCCTATAATGAGTTATATAGACGCTTTTCTTGAAAGAGAAAAAGATGTTATTCACGTTATAGAACGTGATGAGCACGGCGTTAGGCGTTATATAGACTATCCAACAAACTACGTTTTGTACTACGAAGATCAAAAAGGCAAATACCGTAGTGTATTCGGTGATAGTTTGAGTAAATTTAGTACCAGAAAGCACAGTGAATTTCAAAAAGAAAAACGTATACTTTCAAACAAAAAGTTATTTGAAAGTGACGTAAATCCTGTATTCAGATGTCTGGCTGACAATTATCTAGAACGTCCTGCGCCTAAACTACATACGGCATTTTTTGACATTGAATCAGATATGCAACCATACGCTTATCCGAACTCACATGTTGTAAAAATTAAATCCATTCAAACAAACGTAATCAAAAATATAACCGTACATGAACTAAGTCACTTACATGGCAAGGATAACTACGTAGTATATGACACTGACGAACTTCGGTGGGTGAGCATACACGAATCCGCATATCTAAAACTAGGTCCAGGCTTTGCATCTACGTCTGATCCATTCAACAAAGTAACTGCTATTACTCTGTACTTGGATTGGCTAGAACAATTAGTTACGTTATGCATTCCGCCAGCACACATTAGCATTGATGAGGCAAAACTACTTGTCGAAGATATTGAAAATGTTTTTATTTTCGAAAATGAAGTGGAAATGTTTGAAACATTCTTCATGCTGATTGAAGATGCTGATGTTCTTACTGGATGGAATAGCGAGAGTTACGATATACCTTATTTGGTAAATCGTGTTATCAGAGTAATGAGTAAGGACGACACTAGAAAGTTCTGTTTACTAGATCAACTGCCTAGACAACGAACCATAAATAAGTTCGGAAAAACAGAAACCACATATGATCTTTCCGGACGTGTTCACATGGACTATTTGCAACTGTACAAGAAGTACAACTATGAACAACGACACAGTTACAAATTAGACTACATTGGTGAAATGGAAGTCGGAGAAACCAAGACTGCCTACGAAGGAACACTAGATCAACTGTACAATCGTGACTGGGCAACTTTCATCAAGTACAACCGTCAAGACACCCTACTAGTATACAAAATTCATGCAAAACTGAAATTTTTAGACTTAGCCAATCAACTAGCACACGAAAACACCGTACTCCTAAAAACAGTTATGGGCAGTGTTGCAATGATTGAGCAGGCAGTTATCAACGAAGCACATCAACGAAATTTAATTGTTCAAAACAAACCCATTGATTATAAGGACGATGACCACTATGAAGATGATGAAGACGAAGAAGATATCACAGCCGCCGGTGCCTTTGTTGCTACGCCCAAAAGGGGCATGCACGAATGGGTCGCGGCGTGCGACATTAACAGTCTGTACCCATCAGTTATCCGCGCTCTTAACATGGCACCGGAAACCATCGTTGGACAACTGCGACAAACTTTAACTGAACGATATATCGAAGACAAGAAGAAAAAATTAGCAAGAGAAAAGAAAAATAAAACAGCCAAAGATATCACTGGACCAGTTCTATGGGAAGGGTTATTCGGTTCATTAGAATACACAGCAGTAATGAATCAAGAGCGTGATACGCTGATAACGGTAGACTGGGAACGTGGTGGCAGTGACACATACAGCGCCGCTGAACTATGGCAACTAATCTTTGATAGCAATCAACAGTGGATGTTAAGTGCTAATGGAACAATATTCACATACTCACAGGAGGGAGTTATTCCGGGTCTACTAAGCAGATGGTATCAAGAACGTAAACAAATTCAAGCAAAGTTGAAACAGGCTACCACAAAAGAAGATCAGGAATTCCTACACAAGCGTCAGTTAGTTCGAAAGATTTTGCTAAACTCAGCATATGGTGCACTATTAAATCGCCATTGCAAATTCTACGATTTGCGAATAGGCCAAAGCGTTACCTTGTCTGGACGTCAGATTGTAAAACACATGGGTTCAAAGTTAAATGAACTTATCACTGGCAAGTATGATATTACGGGCGAGTCAGTTATTTACGGCGACACCGATTCTATTTACTATACTGTATGGCCAATTATCAAGAACAGCGTAAAAGAAAATTCACTGGCATGGTCTAAAGAACGTGCGATTGAAATTTATGATGATCTTGCCAATGATACTAACGCTAGTTTCCCACAGTTCATGAAAGATGCATTTCACTGTCCATTAAAGAATGGAGAAATCATCAAAGCGGGTAGAGAACTGGTAGGCGATCGTGCTATTTTCATTACGAAAAAGCGTTATGCAGTTAACATTTACGATCAAGAAGGTAAACGGCTAGATGTAAACGGATCACGTGGCAAGATAAAGGCTATGGGTCTAGACCTAAAACGCAGTGATACTCCTAAATTTGTTCAAAAATTTCTCTACGATGTTCTAGACAATGTATTAGCAGGTAAAGATAGAGAATCGATCATTGAACAAATTAAGAAGTTCAAAGAAGAGTTGTCTAATATGGAAAGTTGGCAAAAGGGTAGTCCCAAATCGGTAAACAATTTAACACTGTACGCCAACAAGGCCAAATCAAATTCACTGAAAGTTGACACACATCTGTTTCAAATGGCAGAACTACGCGGCGATGCTAATATGCCTGGGCATGTTCGTGCTAGTCTAAACTGGAATTATTTGCGTAGTATGAATAAAGATAACTACAGTATGCAGATAGTTGATGGTATGCGAGTTGTTATATGTAAGTTGAAATCGAATCAATACAACTTTACAAGTATAGCCTATCCAACTGATGAGCTGCGATTACCAGAATGGTTCTTATCACTACCATTTGATGATGAAGGCATGGAAAACACACTCGTAGACGAGAAGATAGATAATCTACTATCAGTATTGAATTGGAATCTCAAAGATGCCACAAAAATAAACGACGATTTTGCCGAATTATTTGAATTTGTATAAATTTATTGCTTTCAAACTTGACATTCTGTCATTGTTTATCTAAAATAATCCCAAACAACATAGGAAAAATATGAAAGATATTCTCAAAGATATTATTGAACATACATTGCCAACAAAGTCTCCTATCATAAAAGTTTCTGGCACAGACACAGAAACTAATATATCTTCAATTTCTGAAGATCGGTATGTAATCACGAATGCTAAGTTGAAAACTCCATTACCGGAACTCAAGGGTGTTTTTGGCATTTCAGCGTTAAGTACACTACTTTCTATCGTCAAATCAGATGACGAATATGAAGAAGGCTCTAAGATTGTAATTACCAGTGAAGACAAGGACGGCGTATCTACACCATCAACGATTTACTTTAAAAGTAAAGACGGTGATTTTGAAAATACGTTCAGACTTGTTTCTAAATCATTCGCCGAAGAAGCGGTACCTGTAATGGTATTCAAGGGAGCAACATGGAATGTTGATTTCATCCCAACAAATCTAGGAATTTCTAGACTTAAAAAGCAAGCAAGTATTTACAAAGATGAAGAAGTATTTTCAATATTTTCAGAAAATAACTCATTGATTATAACATTTGGCTTGCCTTCGTCTCACACTGGACGATTTGTATTTCATACAGGAGTCACAGGTAATCTAGGAAAAGCACTGAATATTCCAGTACAATCATTTATTTCTGTTATGGATTTAGTAGGTGACAAGAGAGTTTACATCACAAGCCAGGGCGCTATTCGTGTAACGTTAGACAGTGGTCTAGCCGATTACGAATATTTCATTCGTCCAGTAAAATAAGAGGTAATAACATGAATTCCGATTCAAATGAAATCGATGATATCATTGAATGGCCACCAGAATTTTATGATAAACACTGGCAAAATATGCCTACCTATAATCAACCAGACAATGGCGCTTATAGACAACTGATTATCAACTTTCAAAATGAAGAAGCAGTAAAAAACTTTGCTCAATTAGTTAACCAACCACTAACGAAAAAAACCAAAAGTATCTGGTTTCCTCACCGTGAACAAAATAACGTAAGTGATCTATTCTGGATTGAAGAATGAGTAATCCTCAATTTCCAATTTATATCGTCAGTAAAGGGCGTGCTGATAGTAGACTAACTAGTAAAGCACTTAATCTTATGAAAGTGCCACACTATATGGTGGTTGAACCACAAGAATATGACATCTACTCTGAAGCATGCAAGGACACTACTGCCACTGTACTAACTCTTGACATGGACTATAAAAATCAGTATGATTGTTTTGACAATTTAGGCTTGACTAAGTCCACTGGCCCTGGGCCAGCAAGAAATTTTGCATGGGATCATAGTATTGCCAGTGGCTATGACTGGCATTGGGTAATGGATGACAATATTGCAGAATTTTTGAGGCTAACTGATAACAAAAAAATTCGTTTCGGTGATGGTACATGTTTCAGAATTATGGAAGATTTTGTACTACGATACGAAAACATCGGAATGGCGGGACCCCAGTATCGTGCCTTTGCACCACAGAATTCTAAAATACCACCGTTCGTCGCTAATACACGAATTTATAGTTGCAATTTAATTCGTAATGATACACCTTTCAGGTGGCGTGGCAGATATAACGAAGACACTGATCTTAGTTTGCGTATGCTCAAGGCTGGCTGGGCTACTGTTCAGTTCAATGCATTTTTACAGGATAAACTACGTACACAAGTACTAGGAGGTGGCAACACTGCTGAATTTTATGCAAAAGAAGGCACCGCTGCCAAGAGTCAAATGCAAGTAGATATGCATCCAGATGTTAGTCGTTTAACATGGAAGTTTGGACGAATACATCACGAAGTAAATTATAATCCATTCAAAAACATTCCGTTATTGTTTAAGTCCGACTACGTTAGAGTAGAAGGCGTAAATGATTACGGATTATCTCTTAAATCTGGATGGAAGAGAGTCAAAAATAATATATGAGATTATATCCTATTACTATAGACATAGAAAATCTCACAGATGATATGATAGTATGGGCCACCGCCCAGGGTGCGGATATTTTTTATCAACATTCAGAATTAAGAACCGTAATCAAGTTCCCACACAGCAAGCCATCAGCACCAGTAGGTCGTACAGGAATGAGATTACATTTCAATAATACTCAACGAGGCCAAGCACTTTTGTTCTTACTATCCTTTTCCAATTATGTAATAAAACATAATATAGAAGAAATCAATAATGGAGTAAAAAACCTGTATGCTACAACGTGAACAATCACTTTATGAACAACGTAAACGAATTATCAAAGCATCTGATAAGAAATTTTGGATTGAGATTGATAAGCAATTAAATAATCAAAAACTAAAATTCAAAATATGGATAGATATAAGTACTGTATCAATGAACGCTTCACTATGTGAAGTAAAAGAATGGGTAGAGAATTTATATATTAGTGGTAAACTAACTCTGGAAAACAAGAAATATGAATTTTTAGCAGATGAGTTATACGAAGCAATCTCAGAAGAATATCCAGATAAAAATATATGGATAAGTATTAAGTCAGACGATCTTGGGCTTTTAGCAAAATACGAAACTAGAACACCAAGTACTTTTTTAAAAATTTAAAGGAAAAATAATGGCAACTCCAAAATATATCGAACGTCATCTAACTATGAAACCAGAAGTAAAAAAGATTTTTGAAGATCTAGAGTCTTACAAGGACTATTGCAGGGATAATATGTTGAAGTTTGACGAACGTGATTTATACAAGTCAGATCAATACAAAAAGTTTGAAAAACATACATATCAACGTTGAAAAAATGTTAAGTAAAATCAAAAATATATTTACCAAAAATATTCCTCAAATCAGAGAAGAAAAATTAGAGGTAGCCGTTTCAGACATTAATCACGAATTTTCTCGTCATCCATTTCATATTACAGTACATTATGCCTCCGGTGGCATAATCATAAATACTCGACAATATAATAGAAAAATAGATGAGTATGAAATATCTAACTATGTTGTTCACGATGGCGACGAAATATCAAAAACAATAGAAAAAATCATATTCATTGAACAGTTAAAACAATAAAAATGTTTGATAATTTAATTTATCTATTAATACCTTCTTCAATATTATTAATTTCATACATACTTGGTACCAAAAAATTTCATAAATTTTTATTGAGAGTTTCTTCTAAAATAAATAGAAGCAATCAATAAAAGTTATACATATGTTAGATCCAATGGCACTAGATTATATAGATTTAATAACTCCCTACTTAAAACATGTAAAAAATTGGAACTTGCATTTTTGCATACTACCAAGAAAATGCTATCTAACTAGTAAAATCATTTGGATGAATCATTGTTATTTTGGATCGAGGATCGTCGCTGATAATATTGTAGAAGAGTTCTATATTGATAAAAACGAATTTCTTATTTGGTCACTAAAAAACTAACATCATGCTAGACATTATTAAAAAACTACTTAACAATCAACCTGCTGACGAACCTGTGATTACTGAAAAGCCAGCACAAATAAAAGTTGAACCTAAAAAACCAGTAGAACGAAAGAAGAAACCTAAACCACCAGTGATCAAATCACAGAAAGATATCGCAACAGAAAAGCATGAACCATATGTCAATATCATCAAAGTTGATTTAGATCCAGAAAATATAGGGGCAGGCTCTTTCGAACTTGATTGGAATGAATATTTCATTGCTAAACTAATCAGGTCTGGATATAAAGGGGCGGATGATTCTCAAATCGTAGATCAATGGTTTCAAGATGTATGCAGGAACGTTGTGTTAGAAACGTTTGAACAATACGAGGCGAACAATCCTAGACCCGTTTCTGGTGTTCAACGTAAAGACATAGGTTCTGGTAGATCAGAAATTTCATGAACACTTGACATTTTTTAGGTTTGCTACTATAATTAGAGCGTATACCAACCAACTTCAATATAGAAATGAAATACGCATTAATTGACACCGCAAACACTTTTTTTCGTGCCAGGTACATTGCATCAAAGAACAGCGATGTAAATGAAAAACTTGGCATGGCACTTCATATTACACTATCTTCAGTAAATCAGGTAGTCAGAAATCACGGAATTAATCACGTGATTTTTTGTCTTGAGGGACGTAGTTGGCGTAAAGATTTTTACGAACCATATAAGAAAAATCGTGCTGTGGCTAAAGCAGCATTGACTGAACGAGAACTTGAAGAAGACAAACTGTTTTGGGAAACATTTGAAAATCTGAAAGATTTTCTCATTGAAAAGACCAATTGCACCGTTCTACGTCACGATAATCTAGAAGCAGATGATCTTATCAGTGGATGGATTCAATCTCATCCACAAGATCAACACGTAATTGTCAGCAGTGATACAGATTTTCATCAACTACTGGCTGACAATGTTTCACAGTACAACGGCATTACTGAAGAACTTCACACGATCAAAGGGATCTTGGATAAAAACAAGAAAATCGTGATCGATAAGAAAACCAAAGAACCTAAGACTATTCCTAACCCAGAATGGCTTCTGTTTGAAAAATGCATGCGAGGCGATAGTTCTGACAATGTTTTCAGTGCTTATCCTGGTGTTCGTACAAAAGGCTCAAAGACAAAAGTAGGACTGATTGAAGCGTTTGATGATAGAAATTCTCGTGGTTATTCATGGAACAATCTTATGCTTCAACGCTGGACTGATCATAATAACGTTGAACATCGAGTGATGGATGACTACGAACGTAATCGCACACTTATTGATTTGAAGGCTCAGCCGGAGCATGTAAAGGTATGGATTAATGAAACCATCGATGCTGGCAAAACTCCAAAGAACAAGCAAATGATCGGCATTCAGTTTATGAAGTTCTGTGGCAAATATGACTTAGTTCGCCTTAGCGAAATGGCAAATAATTTCGCAGACATTTTTTCATCATCATATGAACTCAAAAAATAACCAAGACGTTATCGCTAAACCACTTATTTCAAATAAGTATTGGATACTTGAATCGGATGGTAAGAAAGTAGGCACTATTCAGGCCATAGAGGCAGGTGGCTATTCTTTAGTCAAGAATCAAGAACGAAAGAGATATAGCACAATAAAGGTACTAGGTGAAGAGAACAACATAATTTTTGATAATAAAAAAATCAAAAAGCCATCTTCTACTAATAGTTTAATTGGCAAGTTTCCAATATCTGGCAAAGCATACAACATTATATGGAATGTCAGACATAAGTTCGCCGCTTACACTAAGACAAAAAACAGTAAGTGTCATTATTGTGCTGGTTATTTCTTAGTAAAGATTCAAAATACATGGAGTGTGATGTTCTGTCCTAAACTCATTCTGATTAATCGATATCAGTTTAAGGGTCCATTTACTTCCAAATCAGAAGCGGAAAAACTTCAAAATGAATGTTAATTTAACGCTTCACATCAAAAAGTTCAATGACAAACTCAAAATCATGAATCAATCCAGTGCAAGAGATTTAACTCTTACTGCACAGGAAGCCCGTGGACTTCAATCAGATATATTTGAGTTACTTAACATGATAGCAAATCTTTCAAATAAGACTGTCAATATTGAAGAAGACAAACCAGTTCAGGTATTGATGTCTGGAGGCAGTTTCAAGTAATTTTAATTTCTTTCAATTTTGATAAATATATTAGCACATTAAGATGAATTATCAAAATTGAGGAATGAAATGAGTAGACCTAAGCCTAATATATTAACTGAATATGTAAATAAACATACATATAAAACTGAGCAGATTCTAAGTAGTGAGGGAATTTGGGCGGTTTTTTACGAGGGTCAGCCATTCAATTTAAAATCTAGCAATATGCTAGTTAATTATCCCGGGCCAAAGTACAAAAAAGTAGCCTTTTCAAATAAAGGACATGCTATTAATTTGGCAAAAAAACTTAATGTTTTGTTTAAAACTGACAAGTTTGAGGTGTTATTATTGAAACATGGCGAAAAAATATACCCAAACTCAGTTGAATAAGATATTTTCTATTCAATCAAATACACCAGTATCTAAATTTAAAAATATTATTTGGTATAACAATAGCAATAGTAATAGTTTACGATTGACTCTTGCTGGGTATAATTTTCTTGTAAAAGAGTGTAAATTACAATCATACTCTTTCAAATTAGGTAGTCCGATAACCAATAAACTGGTATTACAGTTGGAAAGATATTATCCAACTTTTTACTTTTTATTGCCTGTAAATTACATTTTTACTGTCTTCGAGGACGAAACCACCACTATGCTAACTTTGCTTAATGGTGATTTAAAAAAATTACTATCTGACTACGAAAATTTTTCTTAATCTTTGCAGTTCTTTTTACCGTCGTCTTTGCCTCCAGACAGAATAAATCCGCTGAGTGTACCTGTTAAAAACGTAGCGATAGGAATAATTAGTTCAAAAAACTTTGCATCTATTGGACTAATTGCATCAAGTGGCTGTGTGACAAATATTATACTGTAAAGCACTACGAATACGATTCCCATTAAAGTTAGTGCTAAACAACTTACAATAATTGCTTTAACTCTGGCATTTAACTCTTCTATAGTTAGTTTACTTTTAGATTTTACTTCTTGAGATTCTGCGGTATCTTCGGACATGTTCTAGTTTCCTCACAAATTTCTGGCTTGCATTCATCTGAGTGTATTTTTGCTGGGTCTTGACAAGGATATCTATATCGTTCTTGACATCCAGAAAATACTATAATACTAAGCATCAATAATAAGTATTTAGTGATATTTTTCATAGTTAAAAACTCCTTTATTTACCATCTACCAGATGTTATACCAGCATCATAAATCATTATTACAATTATATAAATTAAGTAGATTGATGGAATCAAGATCAAACTTGATAATATCAAATCTTTTACGGTCTTAATGAAATTCATTTTTGCTCTCATTTGTTCATATATCATTTTTTCTCTTTTTGCTTTAATGTTTCTACGCATTTGTATAAATTCTTTATAACCATCTGAACCCAAATGTTGCAATGCGCCATATGTAAACATATGATGAATTTCTTTTTCCATCTCAACTATTTTTTGTTTTGCAATAAATGTATCAAATGCCTCCTTTGTTTCGGATTTCTGAAATCCAATCTTCTCAAATAGTCCTGGCTTTTTATTCTCAATCTGAGATATGGATTCCTGCAAATCGCTTATCGCACCTGCCCATTGACTAAGTTGTGAATAAACATCCTGCACTTCTCTACCAACTTCTACTACCTTTTTAATGCCATTAAACGCTGCGGTAGCAACAGAAAATGCTGTAAATGGATCAATCATAAAATTTTCCCTATAAAAATGAGGATTTATGGAAAAACAATGTGATTGATAAAATAACCTTTCCTCTTTAACAGTTGTATTTACTTGAAAGTTGAAATTTTAAAGTGCTAGTTTTGACAAAAAATACGACCTGTCGTACAATCTTTTCATGCCTCAACAAAGGAACTTTTTCTAAAATGAACTCTCTAACCGTTCGGGTCAACACACTGATCAACAATTTTCCGCCTGAATACAGGATTCCTATCGTCAACGCACTACGTGCAAGTGATGGCACTTATCTTAGTTTTCACAGTGAACTGATTGGAGCCACATGGGATTTTCCAGATCTACCCGTTGAGGAAATAATCGAAGAAATTTGTTGGGATGTTGCTTAAAAACAACACACAAAAATCGTTCATAGTCTATAATTCATAAATCGCAATTCACTTTTATTGGAGAAAAAAATGGCAAAAGAATCTATCACCGAACATCGTACCGTTACCGCACCAACCGCCCGTCGTACTATCCTCGCCTGTTTCAAGCATAAGCGTCCCGTATTTCTGTGGGGTCCTCCTGGTATCGGCAAGAGTGAGGTTGTGGCTGATATCGCCACTGAACTAAATGGTGCATTCATTGACCTTCGCCTTGCGCAAATGGAACCTACTGATCTTCGTGGTATTCCATATTTCAACAAGGATCTGGGTAAGATGGACTGGGCACCACCAGTTGATCTACCAGACGAAGAATTTGCCAGTCAGCATCCAATTGTTGTTCTTTTTCTGGACGAAATGAATCAGGCTGCACCCAGCATTCAGGCCGCGGCATACCAACTGATTCTTAATCGTAGGATTGGCAAGTATAAGTTGCCAGACAATGTGGTAGTGGTTGCTGCTGGTAATCGTGAAAGTGATAAGGGTGTCACATTCCGTATGCCTGCACCTCTGGCTAATCGATTTATTCACATTGAAATGCGAGTTGATCATGCCAGTTGGGAAACATGGGCTACCAAGAATCGTATCCATAAGGACGTAGTTGGTTATGTCGGCTTCGCAAAGCAGGATCTAAACGACTTTGATCCACGTAGTTCTAGCCGTAGTTTCGCTACACCACGTAGTTGGACCTTCGTCAGTGATCTACTCCATGACAATACTATCTCTGAAAGTGACCTTACCGATCTAATCGCCGGCACAGTAGGCGAGGGTATTGCTATCAAGTTCATGGCACATCGGAAAATTTCTGAGCATCTGCCTCTTCCAGAAGATGTACTGTCTGGCAAAGTTACTACACTGAAGACAAAAGAAATCAGTGCTATGTATTCACTGGCGGTATCATTGTGCTATACTCTACAGGATTCACTGAAGCATCTAAATAATAAGCCAAATGATGATTGGCATGCAATGCTTGACAATTTCCTCAAGTTTTGCATGGACAACTTTACTACCGAACTAACAGTTATGAGTGCCCGAATTGCAGTGGTAAACTACTCATTGCCCTTCATTACCAATAAATTGAAGAACTTCCAAGAGTTTTACAGCCGATTTGGTAAGTACATCATGAATGCAAACAACAACTGAGAATTATCATGGCAACAACAAATTCATCAAAAAAGAAGACAGGTGGTAAACTTACGGAGACGGTAAATGCCGCTGCCGATGCGGCGGCACGTGAAAAGTTGATTACTGCCAGAATTTCTTTACTACTGAAGTCTCCATTTTTCGGAAATCTTGCAACTAGGCTTAAACTAGTAAACGCAGATGAGTGGCTGCCTACCGCTGCCACGGATGGACGTAGTTTTTACTACAACTCCGAGTTCGTGAATAATCTTTCACCCGGAGAACTGCGTTTTCTATTTGGTCACGAAGTACTACACAATGTGTATGATCACATTGGACGAACAGGCGAACATCGTGATAGGATGTTGTTTAATTGTGCTGCCGATTATTGTGTAAATGCTGACCTTATCAATCAGAACATCGGCACAAAAATTAATCCTTGCCTGTACGATAAGAAGTATGATGGCTGGAGTGCTGAAGAAGTTTATGACGATCTTTATCAAAATGCCAAAAAAATCGATATTCAATCGCTAATCGATCAGATGCTTGACGAGCATCTGGAAAGTGATGAAACAAACTCAGATGGTGAAGGCTCTGGCTCCAAATCCGAGAGTGAAAAGTCGGCCAAGAGAAAAATGTCCGAGGAAGAACGCTCTCAGTTGCGTGACGAAATTCGACAGGCTGTTATGCAGGCTGCGCAGAATTCAAGCGCAGGAGACATTCCAGCAGGTGTCAAGCGTCTGATCAAAGATCTAACTAAGCCCGTAGTCAACTGGAAAGAACTGCTACAGCAACAAATTCAATCTACAGTTAAAGATGATTTTAGTTGGCTAAAGCCAAATCGTCGTGGATGGCACATGGACGCAATTATGCCTGGGATGAAGCCAGGTACTCAAATTGATATCTGTGTAGCTATTGATACGTCTGGCAGTATTGGTGAAAGTGATATCAAGGCCTTCCTAAGTGAAATCAAAGGGATCATGGAATCCTACGATGAATATCGTATTCAAGTTTGGAGTTTTGATACCAGTATCTATAATCATGCCACATTCACTAGTGAGAATGGTGAAGACATTTCTGAATACACCCCGATGGGTGGCGGCGGCACTGACTTCATGTCCAATTGGAAATACATGAAAGAAAACAATATTGAGCCAAAGAAGTTCATTATGTTCACTGATGGCTACCCGTATTCATCATGGGGCGATCCTGATTACTGTGATACCGTATTCGTTATCAAGGGAAATGAAAATGCAGAGCCACCATTTGGTGTCTGGGCGATCTATGAACAGGCAGCGGCACTAGCATAAAGCCATGTTAAAATACGGAATTATTAATCCGCTGAATGTTCATGGTTTGCGTCAAGTAAAATTTTGTCCTCCACACTTTACAAAGTTTTACTTTGACGCTAAAACTACTGATGATCGTTACATCATATGCTGGATTCTAGAAAATCTAGAAAGTAGATTTTTCATCGAGTCGTTAGCATCTGATTCACACATTAGAAAATGTGTGGCTTTTGAAGATTCATCTGAAGCAGCATTATTTGCTCTTCAGTTGGACAAAATTAACGTTCAAGAGAATTTTTTTTAATGACTTCTCTTTTACGTAAATAAGTAAAAGGAGAAAAAATGCCAGACACCGAAGAAAGTAATCAAATACAACTTCCAGCGGCAGAAATAGTAAATCTACTTAGTGCTATTCAACTAGCAAGCACTAGGGGAGCATTTAGGCCAGAAGAATTTGTAGGCATAGGTACTGCATATGAAAGAGTATTTTCATTTCTGGCAGACATGGGCGTATTAAAAAACAATAACGCTCAATAACAATTTTAAGGAAAACTCTAATGATAAAACATGTGGGAAAACACAATAACAAACGTGTAGTAGTTCTATTCAAAACGGTACCTGGCGAAGATCATATGTGTCTTGTACTATATCCAGAAGTTTTACCAAAGCATATTCATGACGACGTGATGAAGGCATTGGAAAGCGAAGCCGGACAGCAAGCCAAGGAATTTAGTGATTATCTGTTCAGATATACACTAAGCGATGGCAACAATGCACTAGAAACATTGCACAAAGAAGGAATGATTAAGAAAGTTCCTACTAATCAAGTGATCATCACTCCAAACGCAAAAAGCACTGTTAGATTGGATGAACTAAATGGTATTCTACTGAAATTAGATCAAGGCGAAGAAGCAATTAAAGAACTAGCAGAGTTGGATGCTGCTGCTGGGTTGAGTGGCAAAAGACGGATTAGAGAACGTGATTTAGGCGAAGTTCGTGCTCCTAAAGAAAGCAGAAGTCAACCAGCAGAAGTCAATACATCGGTAAATATGTCGGATGTACTATCTGACGAGGATTTGGCAAAACAACGCTTGGTTCAAGCCAAACGTATGCAGGATGAAGCAAAGGCATTACTGGCTGAAGCACAAAGATTAGAAAAAGAAGCCAACGAACTAGGCGGAGTAGTTAAAGAAAATGCCATCAAATCCAAGAAAAGCAAAGTCAAAGAAACTTAATATTAGTTCTAAGAAAAGGTGGCAGGAAATTCTAAAAGACGTAGAGAAGCAAGAAGTTCCTATACATGTACTTGATCGTCTGGTAATAAATCTGACTGACGGAACTTCCATAGTAATTGAAATCAAAAACTTGATTGAAGACGGTATAGACCCAGAAGTAATAGAAGATCAAATTTCAGAACATCTTGAAAATCTTTCGGAAAATGTCTACAATGTAGACTTTTTCGTTGATGTAAAATTAGTAGAAAAAACTGTTCAACCAGAAACTGACAAACTCTTATCAAAACTATGATTAAATCGATTTTTGCAGTAGATTACTGGGGTAATCTAGGCTACAAAGGATCATTGCCATGGCCTCATCTAAAAGAAGACATGAAGTATTTCAAAGAACTAACAACAGGTCACGTAGTTGTTATGGGCCGAAAAACATGGGATGATCCAAAATTTCCTAAACCACTTCCAGATAGAATTAACTATGTAATAACAAGTAAGCCACTACATGGCTACGATACAGTGAGAACAATCAGTGGCGATATCAACGCCGAGATAAAGAAATTAGAACAAATTCATCCATCAAAAATCATATGGATTATAGGCGGTGCTAAAATCATAGAGGACACTAAAGATTTAGTTGATGAGGCACATATTACACATATCAAAGGACAATATCGTGCGGATACCAGAGTTGATTTAAAAACTTATCTGCGATGGTTTAGGGCAACCAGTGCATGTCCATCAACTGATGGAAGATGTAATTGGACTAGTTACAAGAACATTGATATTTTTAGAAAATAACATGAAGCAATATCACGACGCACTTGAATATGTACTAAAAAATGGTACTACCGCAGTAGATCGTACAGGTGTAGGTACCATAAGAACATTTGGGCAACAATTAACTTTTGATTTATCAGAAGGATTCCCAGCAGTAACTACTAAAAAGTTAGCATGGAAATCAGTAGTCAGTGAACTTCTATGGTTTATCGAAGGCAGTGATGATGATAAGCGATTGAAAGAAATCCTACACGGCGATCGTAATAGTACAAAAAATACCATATGGACTGCCAATGCTAATGCCCCGTACTGGAAAAGTAAAAGTAAGTTTGAGGGCGATCTTGGTAGAATTTATGGTGTACAGTGGAGACACTGGCGAAAGTATATCCCAAGAGATTTAGACATATATAAAGACGAGTTTGGTAATGTGTATCATCGTACTAGTACCACTCAAGTGGTGGAAATAGATCAACTGAAACAACTTGTTTTCAATCTACAAAACGATCCATTCAGTAGACGACATATCCTAACTGCATGGAATGTAGGTGAACTAGACCAGATGGCATTACCTCCATGTCATTGTTTTGCTCAATTTTTCGTAGAGCAAGACGGCGACGATTACAAACTGAGTTGTCAGATGTATCAACGTAGTTGTGATCTATTTCTAGGTGTTCCATTCAATATTGCCAGTTATAGTCTTCTCACGCATATGATTGCTCAAGTATGTGATATGAAAGTTGGCAAATTTATTCACATACTAGGCGATTCTCACATTTATCTTAATCACGTTGATCAAGTAAAAGAACAACTATCAAGAGAACACTATAACTTGCCAACATTAAAATTAAATCCTGATATCAAAGATATTGATAAATTCAAGATGTCAGATATAGAACTCGTAAATTATGTGAGTCACCCATCTATATCCGCGGCAATGGCTGTTTAAACTTTAGTGACTTTGATATTACAGCGATTTAAGAAGTTTACACCATCAACAGTTCTATACTCTGATTTGTAGAAAACTTCTTTAATACCTGCACCAAAGATACTTTTAGCACACTCTAAACATGGCGCATGTGTTATGAACATATATGCGCCATTTCCACCATCTGTACCTTTTGCTAATTTGTCTAATGCATTACGTTCAGCATGCATTACTTCTGGCTTAGTCTTTAATTGATATCTGCCATTTTCGTCAGTGAATGGGAATTGCTTTTCAAATTCATCTGGATGTTGTTCAAAATCTCCAAGTAATGCATCTGGATATACCTTATCCTCACAGAGATTGTCCCAACCGGCGGGTGTGCCGTTATATCCAATAGAAATTATTCTACTGTCTTTAACAACGATAGCCCCAACTTTTAATTTTTTAGCAGTGCTTAATTCCGCAAAAATGCCTGCGGTTTTCATGTAAGCATCAATAAACTTTTCTTTCATATGTTAGTATCCATCAAAATTGCGTGGATACTAACATACATACTCAAAAATGTCAACTGTTAATTATAACTAATGCCTTAACTTGACCTATATCTGGTGTTTCTTTATCTTCTAAGGCTCTGCCTATCACGGTGAATGGTTTAATCTCATCAATGTTTGCTGATCTTGCCATTCCATTGCCAGCACTAACTAAGCGATCATGTTTCTTGATCTTGCCAACAACTTTAACGGGAACCCTACCGCTGATGGCAACTGCTGGATGTGTTGCATTTGACCCTGCACCAGCGTTCATTAAATACGCGGCTGAATCTGATATTACTCCAAAAACATCAGTGCTTAACTCATCTCTTACTGCGGTTATTTCTTTATCTCCACCGAACTGTACTACCGTACCAGCATCGTACATTTGATCGGCTTCAAATCTTTCCGCCAAGTCGGCGTATGTCGCTTGAAGTTTTGAACCAGCAGTTAACGTCCAATTTCCAGTAATTGATCCTACTGTACTAGAACTTCCAGTAGTTATTACAACTCCTGTTAAATTTCCTGTGACGTTACCGATGACATTACCGTTTATGTTACCGTAAAATCCTTGTGTTGCTATTACATTACCCGATGTCCATACATTACCGCCTAGACCCATGCCACCACTTACTACAATGTCGCCAGTTGCAGCACTGGTTGCTTGTACACCACCGGTAGCACGTATTTGTCTGGATATACTTATGTTGCCAGCAGTGATGTTGGAGGTAGTAATAACATTTCCAGAATAAACGTTTGCAGTAGTAAACACGTTACCAGATAAACCAATACCACCGACTACTCTTATTGCTCCAGTAGTCGTACTGGTGGCAGCATCTCCTTGTGACGTACTGATAAATCCTGTTGTCTGAAATGCTCCAGATGTTTGTAAATTTGCTATAATGGTACTACCATAATTACCATCTATGGTAACGGCAGTAGTTAATGACCCAGCAACGTTTGCTATTATCGCAATATTAGCATTGTTAACATTGTTAACCAATCTGGTCAATGATCCACTGTGGCCTACTGTGAAATTGTTACTTGTTCCAACAGTTAAGCCAGCAGCACTTGCAACATTTACTGTGTTGTTAAAAGTGGTTCCAGTATCTGTTCTAGCATAACTAGCCGCAGCGACTGATCCTAATGCATCAGCATTAGTAGCAGATCCAACAAATTTATTGTTACTGATCGCAGTTGATAGATTAAATCCTGGTTTGACATTAGCAAAGCCAGAAATCACAGACTGAGGAGTATACTCTGTATCTTTACTTATTATACCAACTAGTGTGTTTTCTACATACACATTAACTGCCACATGACTTGCGGCTAAATTATCTATAATCGTGCCAACAATTGTTCCACTCTGACCTGTACTACTAGTAAATGCTGGCCCAACTAAAACCCAACTAGATCCATTATATACATTTAATTGTTGATTGAATGTATCCCACCATGAACTGCCAGTTACGGATGATGTAGGGGCAGATGAACTAGACGTCATTGTACTTAAAGTTTGCCATATGGAACCGGTATAAACCTTTAAGTTACCTGCACTGTCCCACCACAATTGACCAGTGAGAGGAGTAGTGGGCGCACTACTATCTGCGAAATTTTCGATTGTATGAATGAAATTTTCATTCAAGAAGTCGCCGTAGCCAGCGTAATTTTTTCCTATCAACGTTAAACTAGATGCAGTACTGTTTACTGTACCGTCAGCCACCGTTGTCAGAATTGTGCCATTTGTTAAATTTATTGTATAAGCCATTGTTAATTATCCGTTTTAACTATTTATCTTATAAGTTAGTACTAAGATTGGTAAGTGTTTGAATTCGTATGGTATAATCTATCTGAATCAAACGATTAAGTGATTTTTGAATTGGATGAAATATAACATGAGTTAACAATCTACCAGTCTCACTAATTAATCCTAATTCATCAAATACGAAAGTACCTGACATCGTAGCACTATTATCAAATGCTTGTTGTCCAGATGGCTCAGTGTAATTGAGCAAACAACTTACATATATATCGGTATAAATTACACCAGGAGTATGTCTAACTTCTATGAAATTCTTAGAAGGATCAGTATTTAATGCACTGGTATTATCTACGATTTTACTATATGTTTGATTATACAAACTAGCATTCTGCCCGAAAGTATTTGTAGGTAAATATGTGATAACACCAGTACTATCGACCGCTGTTGCACCATTACCAAAAGCCATACGTTCTATGTAACCAGATCCTTTATTTGATATACTCTGAGCCAATGCTTCACTCATATTTTCATAGTGAATTGCATTATATTTATCAAGTAACACCTGACCATTTTCTGGGTCATAGATTTTAACATGTCCCTTAATAAAAGTATTATTTTTATCTATCATATATTACCTATCAATCAGCCGTATGTAACAGAACGTCACCACTTTCTGGATCAATTATCTTCACGAATCCTCTAATGTAGATTCCAGAAGACTCATTAACTAGAGGTTTATCGTTATTTAAGTTCTTATTCATTTGGCTTTGCTGACTATCTTTAGTATTTATCATGTTCATAAAATGCTCACTTTTATATGCCTTCCTTCAAGAATTGAACTTGTATGGTGTTAGCCATAAACAAACCTCTTCCGTCAGTTGCTGTACCTGTTCCAGTAGAATACCACAAATTACTACGCAAATATGAAGTATTAGAGTAGAAGGTATAAGAAACATTTGGCGAATATTCAAATGTTGAATTCGTTGCATTTATTCCTGGCGTAGATACGACAGATACGTTAGTATCAGAATTAATCGCACTTACTACTCCGGTATATATGTTATCAATTAATATATTACCACCAATATATAGTTCAGAAGTGAATAGTGTATTAGTGCCTATAATATGATTACTACTTGTTGATACATTTATCGTTCCAGTACCTATTGCATTATACCATTTGCTTATAATTATATTTGCGGAATATTCAAACTCAGCATCTAACGCATTTACAGCAGAATTTTGCTCTAATGTTACGTCAGTGTCTGTATTGATAACACTTACAACACCAACATATCTTCCATCACTAAGGAAAATATTACCACCGATTGTTAGTTCGGTTTCAAATGAAGTTCCTGTTCCTATGACCGTAGTACTGTTCATTGACACATTGATAGTTCCAGTTCCAACATTACCTGCATACCACTCTCTTACATCACTGTTAATAACTATTTGAGATTGGCTGCCATCAACTACAGTGTCTCCTATAGTGTGATTTTTTATACCTGTTCCACCAGTGCCTCTGCGCAGTTGTCCCAATATGTTACTAGTGTTATTCTTATAGAAGTAAACTATTCGTTCACCATTGATATAAACCACACCAGGCTGAGCTCCGCTAGGCGCTGGCTCAGGCAACTTGGATGCATCAGTTACATATATAACGGTATCATTATATGACACATTTGCATTTAGTGTAGTTGTTGCACTAGAATCCAATCTCAAGAATGTATAATTATCATTCATGTCTTTGAATACTCTGTACGACATCAATGCGTATGGATCAGAAGATGATGGTGCATCTGTAGGAGTCATGACTGCTACTGCTACAATTGGCTCAATATTAGCACCAGTTACTATCACATTTGGAGTTGTTGTATAGCCTTCTCCAGCATTGACTATCGTCGCTGAAATTGCTGAACCATTTGTATTAAGTGTTATCTGTGCTTCGGCTTGAGTTGAAGGAGAACCTCCATCTATGAGTACAGAAATAGTATTACCAGAATAGCCAAGACCAGAAGAAACAAATACGATTTCACCTACTTTGAATGCCGAAGTATCGACCCAATCAGTGTACTCTGATCCATCTCCTCTTACCGCAAATGTTGATACCGTTATGTCTAATGTATCGTAGACTCTACCCGTTACTAATTCTTCTGGACCATGACTTGCGTATGGCCCAATATTGTAAATAGAAAGATTTGAAGTTGTAAATGTATTTCCAGAAGTGTATGGCACTACAGTGTACCATATACGATTGTTGTAGTATACTAAATCTCCTTTATTGTATACGGTGTTCGCTGTCCACTCACGATACGTATCGTATACATAAGGTCCGCCATCTACAATGATATCTTCCGGCTTTATTCCTAATGTGTTATCACCGAACGAACTTGTAATCTTCGTGTCAAGTAAACTTTCACTTAACAAGAAAGTGCCATCAGAATCTATTTCAGTAGGATCAAACACAGTTGCATCAAACCCGATACCGTCGAAGCCTGTACTTGCACCATAGTCTGCACCTTCTATTTTTACTCCAGGATAATCAATACCTTTCTGTAGTAAGGAAAATTCCTTATCTGGCATTTGATCAGTAGGCTGATAATATGCCTGAATTCTGTCATTTGCGGTATTGAAATTGTTAACAGAATACGGTGTCAAATTGTTTTCATTAAACACAGCATTAGACTTAAAATCGGTGTTAACTACATACGCTTTACCTTGTTGTGCTATAATTGTTCCTTGCACAAACGCGGTTTTCGGCTGCCATTCAACCACATTTGATCCGTATGTAATACGATCGTAAACTATAGAAGTTTTGAAACTTCTTATCAGTTTGTTAGACAAGTTTACTTTTAATTGCAATCCCGTGCCGTTTCCACCGTTAATAGTTAAAACTGGATCAGTGATGTAATTTGTGCCACCATACAATAATATTGCTCTGGTTACTACACCGGCATTTACTAAAACTCTTATTATTGCGTCGTTACCAGTGGTGCTACCTGTAACTTTTATATCTGGTGCCACAGTATATCCAGATCCACCAGATAATATCTGCACGGATTCAATACTATAACTATAGTTGGTTAACCAATCTAAGTATTCAGGCCTAGTCAATGCATTTGCATCATTTAAGAATTCTCCACTAGGACTACGTGAAAGTTTTAATACTTCATCGTAGTACGGTGGTACATCAAAGTCGGTAACATATCCAGTATAATTATCTACATAGTTATAACCTACTATATAATCACGCAATGTTGTTTTATAAGGTTTAACCTCCTGTATGTACTGTAAGTAAAAATCTTGATTTTCTTTATAGTAAATTTGAGGCTTAATTGTTCCACTGAATTTCTGCAAAACATCAATGAAACTTGTCTTGAACAACCAATCGACACTCTTTTGTTCGCTAAGGACGTAATTAACAAATACAAAGAATAATTTTAAGAATTCTCCATCAAGATCATTTACGAATATGTCATTCTTTAATGAATTAATTATCTGTCTGATTTCTATACTTGGATTCTGATCGTAACGTAAACTATCAAAGTTATCATTATCGAATCCCATACCATATGCTGGCAAATCATAAAGATTATCTCTGAACTCTATCGTGCCGTCCTGGATTGCTATGGTATTCACTGTGTTTGAAAACACTTGAATAATGTACCATTTGCCTTGACCATTATTAAGTATTTTAACAGTATCACCATTTCTTAAACGAAGATTAGTTATTTGACTATTATTGTCAATTACATATCTAGGTTTTATAGTGCTATCATATCCGTCAGCATACCAATCTTTGAATTGCCAATATTCTGGCACACTGTAACTCTGAACTCTAATTAATTTCCATTCATTAGTAGAAACAAATATTGTTATATTACTGTTGTTGAACTCAGCACCACTGGTGAATGTATTTGTGACTACATACGCAATATCATTTCTAATAATGTACTGACCACGTTTATAGAGTGTATTTGGACTCCATTGAACTACTTCAGTATCCTTTACATATATTGTCCACAAATTGTTTACAGTTGAGTCATTCAATACCAATATCTTATATCCTGTAGGTAATACCTCGATATTAATAAACGACAACTCTTCTAAATTATTGACTATTTCATTGTAATTCTGTGAATCATTGACTGGTATTGGCTCTCCGCCTAATAAAGTCGATAGATTGAATCCTCTAGAAACTACGAATTTCGATAGAATTTGATTTACATATACGATTATTTCCTTCAATGCTTGTATACGATCAACCACCATTGTTTGGCGTGGTCTGATGTCTATACCATAACGTGATTGTGGTGGCAGTGTAGCATCAGGAACTTGATTGCCAAATAGATCAACACCACTCAAACTGTCAACAAGTTTTGCAAATATTGTATTAGGAATTTCTCGTGATTTACTTCCTTGTTCAGATAGTATCGCATATTCATTGTGAATGATATTGCTATCTAGAACTTTCTTGTAATTCAAATGCAATACAACTTCACTGGCAACAACATCCTCCACTACATTGTACACTGTTAATGCAGATGAGCTTATCGCAGCAAAATATTTTATGCCACTGGATTTAGGATTTCTTATATAATTCGCAATAGATACAACAGGCACAGTTCTTTCATCTAGACTTACATCTAACGTTATTTTATTCTTTACCCAGAAATAGTACTTTACTACTGCAAAGTTAGTATTAGGATCTATATAACTTTCCGTTACAAATGCTTCGTTATTTGTGTACTTAGGAATTCCATCTCCGCCAGAAGATACATACTGACTAGGTGGATACAAACTTTCAACCCACTCGTATACATCAATACTGCTACCAGGGAAGGTATTACCCCAATTAGTTGAACGATATTTTGTAGATCCTTGTTCGTACTCTATATATCGAACAGTACTCAAATCCCACCAAACTTTTCCTACTTTATCACTACCCCAGCACAAATCACTATTGTTTGCTACATCCGCTATAGTGGTATTGTTATATACTGCTGGATCATAATCTACCTTGTAAGAAATATTTTGTTCTGCAATTCCTAATATCTTACCTTTCACAGGATCTATATAATCAAAATAATCTAATATATTTTGGGTTTTAGTATCATATGTATAACAATTGATTATGCCGTTGATATCAACTTTCGGTGTTTCACTACGATATGTATCCCATCCTATCAGATTGTCCTGATTAACAAAACGATATACAGCACCTGCATTTATATTCAGTGCTGCATTATTCTTGGCACCAACGTATAATTCAAAATCGTTAATTGCGATACTGCTTCCGAATCCATCATTTGTTTTTATAGATGACCCTACTAGTACCGAGTTCAATTGCTGAATGTATACAAAATTGCCTGGATTTTGTATATTAGAAATGTTACTAGGCAAATAACCATAAATCCAAACAGCACCACTATTATCTATCGGCTCAACAAAACTAGTAGATTGTGAATCAAAAGTAGTAGTGTCACTATCAAAAATGGTCTTTTCAAGTGTGGCTGCTATATCACTGGCAACAATTAGTACATCACTTGAGTTGTTTATCTTTACAACTTTTCCAAAATAATCATATGCTTTTTCATAAGCATTATTAATTATTTCAACTTGCTTGAATACTTCTAATCCAAGATCACTTATAGCAGTACCATTTCCAGGCAAAATTCTTAATTTATCAGAATTTATTTCAGAGTTACTGACTATACGCAAATAATTGTTGAAATTAGATGCGGTGACGCCTGGTATATTTGCATCGTTAATCGCTTTAATTATGTTTGTTAAATTCGTATCAGCAAATGTGATCAAGAAATTATTAATACGTATTTGATCACCCGAGTTAACTGTTGGGTTCAATACTGTACCGGTTATTTCACCATAAACACGTCCTTGATTCAAATATCTATACACCGCTCCGCTGAATGTATTCGTTACACTCTGATATGGCGCACCTACAAAAATGCTACAGTTATATCTACAGATATCGGCACTATATCCAAACAATTGATCAGTGTAGGGCAATGCCGGAGATAAATCTTGTAATTTTTGAAACTGATTAGTTTCTATTTTTACAATTTTTCCCTTGCCTGGAGGCGTTAAGAATCGTACTATTTTCTCCGTAAATGCTATCCAATCTTCATCTACTCCACGAACTTGTTCACTGTTGTCAATGTATACTCTTGTGAATTCGGTTATGTCTGTAGTCAATTCAAAGTAAACCTGCGCATCATCTTTGGCTATGAACGAATCAATCGAACGATTGTAGATAGATATATTTCCAGATGAAGTATATGTATCTGAGTTTACTGTGACATTTGCATATGGAGATGATATCAATATTTGTTCACCATCTGATGTACATGTTACGTTATAACCAAATTTACCCTGGGCATTGCCTTGAATTATATCATAAAGTTTATAGCCCGGTAGTTGTTGAACAACAATACTACCAGCAGTAGGAGTAACCGCAAAAGTTATTTGATCGCCGCTTAGTGTATAGTCTTGATGCGGCATCAATATTTCCGAGTTAGAGGCGAATCTAACAAAAATATTTTCCTCGCTCACCGGAGTAAAATTTAATGTGTATGATGATTCGATTCCATCGGCAACAACGACATTTGAAAATGTGTCAATCGTGCTACTTAGAGCATACACATACACATTACCCGCATCTGGTGCACCTATATACAGCCATCTGCCGTCGTTACTCATCGCAATACTGCTACCGAATGATGCAGATGAAGTAACGTTAGGAGCAAGAATCTGCACATCAGACAGTGTGCCACCGCCTAAGTTTCGTTTATACACATATGCATAGCCTATATTTCCATAACTTGTAGGCGCACCTACAACCGCATATGTATTAGTAGTCGCTAGGGCTGATCCGAAACCAGAAGATGCGTTTACTAATGAAATCAACGTTACATCTTCTACCAAATCGTTATTGAAGTTAAGAACAAAGTTGCTTACTGAACCTTCGTTATTGTTAAACGTAGGCTGACCTATGAGTGCAAAATTGTTATCCGCAGTCACAGATATAGAACTGCCGAATCTACTATTCGCTGATATACTGCCTATGCGTAATTTGTCAGAAAAATCCCATGGCTCAGATTTGTTATATACTTCCCACAAGCCAGTTGTGCTTGTATTTTCAATCCATACTTTGTTATTATTTTTCCACTGAGTTTGTGTTTTCAGTGTTAAAATATTACTAGGTGAATCAACCTTCAATGATTTTAACTTGTATATGCTACCCATGAAATCTTGACTGTTGAATCCACTCAAGCGTGAAGATACATCAATAGTAAATGTATTAAGCGATGTTACGCTAACTATTTTATAGAATCCGTCGAATCTATCTACCATGGACAGCATGACAACATCACTGGTTGTAAGTCCATGGAATTTGTCGGTAGTAACGCTTACACGTTGATTTAGTGCGTTTGCTATTTTTATTACTACACATCTAATATCTTCAAGTGTATAGATATTCCACTCTAGATTGTAATCTTTAGCAACCCATATTGTGCTGTTGGTTCCTATATTTGATATACTATCATTTAGAGTACTTATGTCGTTAATGTCAAATACAGTGTAATCAACATCTTCAACGTTAACGAACCCTGCTGTTTTTATATCCTGTGTTGTATCGCTATTTTCATTTCTTGTTAACAAAAATGGTGCAGTCCAATTAGGCGTAGAAGTCTTATATAAGCCATTTGAAATAAATTGTGATTCATATGAAACACTATTATTAGGCAATACTTCTATACTAGAAGGATTACTAATCATATATCTTTCGTCTAAAACTATCTCTACGTATCTATTAGTATCGGTACTACCATAAGATGCTATTCTAAATGCCCAGTCTTCATACATTGATAACTGAGATTGTTGCTGATTAACAATAACATTTCCTAGTGCATTTATAGCATTGATTGTGCCCTTTTCTTTAATAAACCCTTGATAGAATTTTACTTGCGAAACGTCGTCTAAGCCTATGTTTTTCAAATAATCTCTATTCTTGTATCCTATCAAAGACAGAGCATACAAATCAAAATCATTTTCTAGATTTATTTGATTTACATCGTAGAATGTTTCAAGTATCTCTGCGTTTCTTGAGAAACTGTTTAATAAACCAGTTTTTATTCTATTTTTATCGACTGGTTTCCAGTCACTGAATTGAAACTCAGTGGTTGCTGGTAGATCACTTATTGCACTATAATAAAAACCTTTGTAGTCAACTAGGTCGCCCTTGCGATAATCAACACCGGATAACCATTGATCAACTCTTTCTGTATTGAACATGAATCCAGGAGCGTATACTGATCCATTCCATTCTGCTGTTCTTGAACCAACAATCTTCAATCTATATTGTCTTTGTCCCATGACTGGATTGTAAATAACATCATTGAAAACTGTGTTGTTATTGAATATCAAAGAATGTTCGTTTTGTACTAAATCAATCTCTAAGTAACCTATCAAATCTTTTTGATTCAATATTCTAATAGAAAAATTGTTACCATCACGCATTACAGAATATCTATCAGAATTTAGTATTTTTCCATCTTTGTTTATTATCTTGCTGCCATAGAAAGAATTCTGTATCTTATCTGCAATAGCAACAGAATTGAAATACTTGATAGAACTACCTACCGGACTTAATGCAATTATATTGTTGATTTTCCAACCTTGTTGAATCCAGGTTAAAAACTCTCTTACGCTTAATTCCCAATTTTTTACTTGTTGTAAATTGCCATCGTATTCGTCAAATACAAATCCCTGAAATTCTAGATATCTACCATAACCAGACAAAAAGTTAGACACTTGCTGTGTATTTGAAAATACAGTATTGTACGGTATATTAATTTTATATCTGGTATACTCTGTATAATAATTTACAACACCATCAAGTATTTTTATTGTTATAAATTTACCAGTGGTATCAGGTGGTATTACACTAAAGTATGGCTTATTTTTATCATATCCAGATATCTTAAAGCCTGCGTCCACACGCTCTATTATTACACCGCTATATCTAGCATTCAATATAGGGGTTGATTTATTGATAACTAAATTATAATCATTATCTGGTATCAAAACACTTTCGTTAGTACTGTTTGGACTGTATTGTTCTGCTAGAACTTTAATAAAGTTCTTATCAGTATAACCAGCCATGCGATAACTTAACTGAACATTATAGTATCTAATGAAATTATATAATTCAGACTTATCTAAAATTCCAAGACCAGTAAGATAATCACTAATGTAATTCAAATATCCAGTTGCCCTGACTACTTGACCATTAACAGTATGGCCATTTATATCTATATCATTCTGTGTTATTCTGTTATTTGTGCCATAAATTAAATACTGATCTAATTCAGCATTATAGCGATACTTGTTAGTGTTTATTCCATATGAGAAGTACTTGGCTGGCTTGAATATAGCCATTACCAACTGCAATGCATATGGATAATCACTGCTGTTGCGCCAGGCAGTTTCTGTTGGGCTGTACTGGCCTATGTTCCAAGTACGACTGAATGTGTTTGCATCAAACTTGTTAGTTAACAATGAAAGTGGTGGTATCAATTTTCCATTTTCGTTTGCTGGTATGATGCCACTCAATCCTGGACGTGCAAATAGCGGATCAAATCCTGCTCTAGGACCACGTGCTATATATCCATTTTCTAAATCAGTCCAAAGTATGGTATTACCAGATGTATATGGCGCTGGACCGTAAACTTCTTCCCACCAGTCAGGCTTTATCGTGAAGCCTAACATTTTCCAAGGACTTAGATGCGGATCTTGACAATCGTAAAAATACTGATAGCAGGCACGCCATGATCCAGGCAGTAACTCATTATTGATCTTGTCGTATGCTAATGCATAGTTATAAGAAAATGCATTATCATTTTCAAAAGTATCATTTTTTATGTAATCTAGGTTGTTTTGAGATGTCCAACGCAAGTAAGACGCCGCTAACGCTGCATTGAACTCTGATAATCTGAATCCAGTATCTCTGAATTTACCTGGTATAGTTTCAAAAATATTAACTAACTTATCGCTATATTCAACTTTTAGATTGTTGTAAATACGCTTCTCAAGTTCTAACAGTAGATTATCTCTATAATCACCAAAAACGGGCATTACGCTGCCATCATGTCCGCGTAACATTGTTTGTGGTGTGTTGTAGGTACGATCTACGAAAATCTCTGGTATAAATTTAGGATACAGTCCCAACTTCGTAGGTGTTTCCGGTATGTAACAACCGTCTGTGCTATCATATTCAACAATAGTTAATGTATCGTTAGTCTGTAGAGTTACAGCATCCGTAATTCTAACACCAGTTGAATCAGTTAAGAAAACATAATCTCTGCCAACAACTAATTGATTTCTATTCAAGTAGATCAGTATCGCTTTACTTGATAGTTCAGATAAACTGAAAATAGAAGTAATTTCATAGTCACGTTGAAAAACGTTGAATATTGTATATGTTATTACATTCTTTGTTCCTTGATATGGAACCATATCACTATAATACCAAGGAAACTTTATGGTTTTAACTTGATTAATGATCTGAAGAATACTGTTTACTGAATTTTCTATATTTGATACATTTGTTGCTGGAACAGTTCCAGCAAGATTTAAGAATTTGCTCTTAAATTTATTGTATTCACTTTGAGCATACAATATACTGTTTATCGCACTGAACTTTTCACTGTTAAGGAACATATTGGAAAATGTTACCGGAGCACTGTGTTGCAGCATTATTCCAGATTGATTTTCAATTTGTAAATCTCTGAGATTACTTCTACCAGGGTAATTACCTGCAAAAAATAAACTATTTTGAGCAACAGTTCCGATATGATTTCGTAATTCTCCAAGTGTAGGATTATCAAGAATTAAATTCTGTGAATTATAATTCAAATTATCAGGTATCTGATAAAATCCTATGTTACTTGTTTTTGTACTATTATACACTAATATATCTATACGATCATTTTTATTGATTTCAGTTTTATCTATTGTTATTAATAGAAAATCATTAGGTATATTGTATAATTGGAATTTATTAATGTCTAATTTTCTATAATTTACATAAACTATAAAATTTGGTTTAATCGTTGCTAAGTCTGGTTTTATATCTATTCTAAATGAATTATCAACACCATCGTAAACAAATGAAATGTCTTGCATTTGACGTGTTGGTGTGTTTGTATTTGTCCAAACATTCAATTTTTGGAATGTTCCATCAGCATTGTTTTTATGCAAGAAACCAGAATTTATTTTTTTATCAATAACTCTATTATCAGATGAATATTGGAAATTATCTACATCAAAATAATTCGTAAATTGTATATCACCTATATTATTGAGATTTTTGTATGCTAATGGGAATCCAAGTACTGGATCACTTGCTCCTGTGCCTAATTTATATCCAAATAATTTTGTTCCTGCGAATCTAGTACTTGTTTTTACGGATGGATATTTTGTTAAATCAGAAAAACTATTATCAGTATCATCAAAGACATCAAAGTAAGGCGTTTGATTTATAGTGGTTTTTGCCTGTCCCTCACGCCATACGTTATCCAGCAACCAAAAACTTTTGCCTACATTCGTTACACCGTTAAACGCAGATACAACATCATAATCGCTAATATCGGCGTCTTCGGCTTCTACCAGATGTATAATCTTGTCAGTGGATGTACTATCGTCCTGATCTATGAAAGTTACTTGCCAAATTTTATTTCTTGTAAGCGGATCATTGTCCAGGCTGAATACAACACGCATTCCTTCTACTAGCAGTCTACCGTCAATATAAAAGCCCAGTTTTCCTTGAACATCTAAAAACGGTTTAGATATCAATGTATCGAATAAGTCTACTGGACGTTTTGCTTTTTTGCCAAAATTTAACAATTGCAAATCCGCATCAAATTCGATGATAGGACGCTTGGCTCTAGAATCCGAATCAAGTATCAATGGCGTATTGTTGTATGCACTAGATATCTCTAAAACATTTTGATGGAACCAACGATTACGTCTGGTCCAAGGATTCAAATCTTGACTTGCTCTGTTAATTACTATATAATCGGGATCACTCAAACTGCTATTTGTATCCACTGTAGTGTCGCCATAATATGACGGACCAATTATATATGGATATGTCTCAGTTATAAAATATGCATATGTTCCATTAGGAAATTCCGGCGTGACGCAATATCTTCCATTGTACTGATCCAATCTTCCTAGACCAGGAACATATTCATAATCTTCAATAAATGATCCATATAAAAATTCAAATTTAAGTGAATCACCCACATTTACTGTAACATTTGAACTCAACTTGATTTGATTTATTGATCCAGAAAATTCAGGCAGTCCATTAACTGTTTTAAGAGAATTATCAATCACCCAAACGTTGCCTGAAGTTATGCCAGCAGTGTTTAAAGTTATTCTCATTCCTGGATTGATACCGAAAGAACTATTAACCGTTATAAGATTAAAAGAACTTACGTTAGATGTAACTGTACGTATTACGTACTTAGGTCTTGAAGGAGAAGTAATTTCTGACGAGAACTGATAAGAACTAGTCATTGGCACTGCTCCGCTACCAGCGTCAGTAGGATTTAGATATCCGAATGGTCCATATATAGGATATCCATCAGCACTGAATCCTATTAACTTACTATGCCCGGTTGCTGGATCTATGTAACCAGATGAAAAGCCAGATACATTTCCCCATGCATTCGCTGTTATGAATTTACCATTCGTGTAAACATAATTACCATCGTCTATTGTCTGACCACCATACTGATCTTGTCCATTTATCAACGTTTGATTAGTGTCGTAATGCCAAACGGTATCATTGATACCATTGATTGTTACACCATTTCCAACACCGTTAATCAATATTCCAGGTAGTGTTACACCTATCGTCTCTCCGCTAAAACGTATACTTTGATGTATACCAGATAAGTTGCCACCAGCACGATATGGATACTTAAATGTCAAATCTTGCTGTGATATAGCGATGTCGTTATATTGATTAGGAAAATTCCCAGTTAGTACAGTCTGTCCATCTGGAAAATTAGTAGTAGAGATGGTAATTTGATCGGCTGCTTGATTTAATCTAGCATTAGCATAAACACTGAATGTTTCTTGAGGTCGATAGTTATTTTTTTCAACTGGTGCATTAATAACTAAATCATCTACGCTGATTAATTTAATACTAGTTCCAACACCTTCTACATAAAATTCTTTATTGCTATATGATTCAGGTAATACCGCAGTATCAAATGCTATCTTTAATCCATTTGTAAATGTAATGCCATTTGGGCTAACATAATTAGTTTTACCTATAATCTCTGTATCAACGTTTATAACGTTGTTATCTGGCTCAACTAATCGTATAACTCCATACTGTTCTGCATTCACACCATCTTGATAGTACAATGTATTCAGTGTGGCAGTTATTACTGGTATTTGCTCTAATTGTTGATTGCTGTTAGTATACCATTCAGTATTGCCGTACTCAACACCAGATAGTATTATAACTTTGTTATTTACTGGGATAGATATATACGGAACTAAGTTTATAGTAAAATCTGATCCAGTAGAAACTAACAATATCTGCCATATGCCATAACGTTGTGATACTGGAACTACGGTACTACCACTTGTCCAATCCGCGGTGTTAGTAGAATATGATCCAAATATTAAATATTTTCCGCCTAAGTTTGATACCTGTCCATCTATTCCGTTGTATTGACTAGTGATTTCTGATAGGAGTTTACCTTGTAGATTTGCATAACTTATAGTTGATACTAAATCAACTGTTTGCAATACAGGCATTGTTATGTAAAAATCTTGTGCTATAGTAGTTGGCACATTGAAAGTAATTACACCAACATCTATACCGTTGTTTGTTACACCTAGAATTTGTCTAGAACTAAGATTAGTTCTAGAACTTTTGCCGTTCAAACCTGGTTCCGTTTGTATCCAAAATGGCTTGCCTGGTTGATTTACAACGAATTGATACGATCCTTTTCTTCCCAAAACTATATCTGGACTGGGAGTTATTCCATAACTACTAACGTTGTATGTTTTTACATTGTTGTCTGGATAGATATAGAACTTTTTTTCTAACTCTATATTCCCTGCAAACACATTTACTGCGTCTGGACCATTTGGTACCCAGTAATACTGACTGAAGTTTATGAAAGCATCTGCATTAAATCTTGGATTATAACTGTAGTAATCACTTTGCCATAAGTTATTTTGATTTACTACGTTACCGCCGAAATATGCTATTTTTTGTAGAGTTTCCGGATATGTTTTTGAAAATTCTACTGTTTCAGTATCTGGATTTTTGTAAACTACAGTTGGCTCTAACTGATAATCAGCACGATATGCTGAATTTTCTTTTACGTAAGTATCTATGCCACTATAACCAGGAGCAAATTTTCTACCAACATATCCATTAATAGGAGACAGATTGGATTCGGTCGTCAATTGATCCAGTGTTGCTCCTAAGAATTTTTTATTTGCATCCGTTTGAAATACGGTAGGTAAAAAATTTGATGTTTTAGTTACTGCCATAGTATTATCTTCTGTTAAATTAAAGTATCAATAGTTAGTGCCTGTAAATTTAATTGCGACGCTGTTATAGATGATATTATTTGAATATTATCTACGGTAGCGCAACTTATTAAAATTTCATTTGGTTCACTGCCTATTTGTTGTAATGAACCATATGCTTGTCCAACACTATTTGGAACTATGATTATACTTGATATGTTTGGTGCTAGACTTTGTTGTATAAATGTGGCCAATTCTGTAAAATAAAATGTTTCTCCGAAGTCCCAATTTCCTGAAGAGAAAAATACATTTATGAAAGAAATAACTCTACTCTTTATCTCCGTGTCTGATAAATTTATATTCTGATTCTTAATAACTTTGAATGTTGCTTGTAATTCAGGTGCTGCTTTATTTCCAAATAGAGGCTTAAATTTAGCAGAGTTATAGATTATAGAATCACTTACTGATTTAAATTGCTCAATGTCTGAGAATGATATCTTTAACTGCGTAGCAGTAGGCATTTCTGGCTCAGATACTGTGCCAGTATTATCCAATATCCATGCTCTGTAACTTGTTTCGTACTCTTTAGTTAATATGTACATGTCTATCAAGTTACTTGGACTTGGATCTATTCTTCTACTGCCAGGGGCATTATGTCTATACTGAAAATATAGATCATTTCTTCCAATTCTGACCAAATACTGATCGCTAACCACTAGATTTCTAATGCCTTCTTGAACAGTTATTACGTAAAATATTGATTCATCGTAAGCATAGAAAATTTGGCCGTCAACGTAATTGTTAATATTTTGTAGTATATCCGTTCTTGTAGCAAAACTATCATTTACAATGCCATCCTCAAGTGGATCATATGTAACAAAGTTATTGTATGAAAAATTTTTAACGAAATAAACAAACTTATTACCTGGATAAGATATAGATTGCAATGTTTTATTTCCAGAACTCAAAACTATCTCATAGTATATAGTAGAAGGTGGAGTTGTAGTGTTATCTACAATTGAAAATGTTTGTCCTACTTCAAAAGTGTTTATAATACTTTTAATAGCATCAACACTGGTGTATGTGTCTATTATAGGCTGCACAATAGTATTGAAAATATCAGGATCGTCTGGAATATCATTTACGTTATCATCACTATATGAAACTAAAACTTTTCGTGGATCTATATATCCGTCTGATTCTGGTGTTTGACTGTATATGTTGAGTATTAAATCGTTGGTTAATGGTATACCTGTATTGGCATTGCCATTAACTTTAAGAATTTTTACATTGTCATTAATTGTTTTACCCGTAACTGGATCATATATTTTAGTCTGTTCATCAAAGTAGAAACTAGTTTCCTCTGTGCTTTCAAAAATATAGTTTAATCCACGAACATCAACTGTATATACAAGATTACTTACAGTGAATAGCACTAACCAACTTGAGTTTTTACTTGTTCCATCTGTATTTTCTTCGGATGCTTGGCTAAATTCACCTGTAGATATATCCTGTGAATTAATTATTTTCCAATTACGTGATTTTTGATCATAGCGTATACCGAAATTATTATAATTACTAATTAACGTAATTAATTGTGTGATAAACTCAGTAGAAAATTGATTACTAAATGCTGGTATTACCGCTATTACTTCTGTACCTGATGGTAGATTTACGCTAAGATTTACGGAACCCTGTCCGTTAGACAATCGAGTCTGACTACCATTGCCCACCAAGTTAGTCACTGACACGTAAATTAAAGTTTTTCCGTTTTGTGGTACTTGACCATTACTTGGTAATGATAGTATTTCATTTGATGAATTAAAATATTTTCCGCTACCTGGACTTAGAATCAATATAGATCCCTCGTTAATGTATTGGCGATTGTCTACCTGTCCAACACCTACTGATGCAGCAGTGCCAGCAGTAGTAGAAGTTGAAAAATATCCAGAACTTGATCCAGAGCCAGATGTTACACGAATCCAATATAAGTTAGATATTGAAAATCTTTTAAAATAGTAGTAGTAATAGTGTAATAGTGGATTACCTCTGATGTATGTTAATACTTGATTTTGAATTATTCTATTAATATCAGCAGTGGTATTAAAAGTAAAACTGAAACTACTTGACCCGTCTTCTTTGTAAAATATTCCATCCTGTGCGAATATATTTGTACTGCTATATCTACCGGTAGTGTCATTGACGTCTAAATATCTGCTTACACCACTGCTGGTACGATTCACTGCTTTAACTTTGCTTATTGAACTGTAGTTAGCGTATGGAAATATATTGTAGTCTTCGCCTGTTATCATACGATTTTGTGTATAATACAGTTGTGGCGCCTTTGTTTTTATTTCTGCCAAACTTTCACGTGGCAATGAATTTGCAACGGTGTACTTTAAACTAGCCACTACCGTTAGTGTTTCAAGACGTCCTAATCTGCTTACGTATGGAATTCCAAACGTGATATTGCTCATTTCGTCTGGTGTTATTCTATAGTTAAGTCCTACGCTGGTTCTGTAGTATGTTCTGAACGTACCGGTTGGTATTTGAGCGTAAGTACCGTCTCCGAAAATTAAATCTATTTGATCGCCAGCACGTGTACTTACTTGAAAACTTTTTCTAGCGGCGTTATCGTTGTATATGATGTTCGTGCCGTTGACACTTGGTATTTTTGTCCATTGTTCTATCGCTTGACCTATACTGTTGAGTTCATACAGCCAAACGTCACTGTTGTTTATATTGTTTATGTTTATATTTGCAATATTGTTAGGTATACTCTCAGGAAATGAGAACGTGGTATTACCTAGCGAACCCTGCTTGAAATACAAAAAGAACCCAGTATTGTTACTAGCATTACCTAGATTGTCATTACGATACAATATGTTCAGTGGTCTACCTGGCAGTGGAGATGCTTCATACACAAAATCTTGATTTGCTATAGTAGGACTTACTATTTCAAAATTCAAAGATGTATTATCTATTTGAACTGAAAATGGCAGTATAGGCAATGTACCTTGAACAGAGTTTAAATTGTATTCACTTACCTCAATTCCATCTATTGTTTTTGATCCAGCAGGATTACCTACACTTTGATTAGATGCCAGTGCAGAGTTTAGTACTATGGTGAACTGCTCGTACCAGTCTGGGTTGGTCGAATCATTCCAAGTAATAATAGAGTTTGTGATATCATTACCAACAATATCACGAAGTGACTGTGTTGATTGTACACTTTCTATTTTTAGATAACCCGTGGCCGCTATATTTCTACTTGAATTATAACTAATTAAGCGTGCTAGTTTTAAAACACTGTCACGACGTTCTGCGGTATCAATGAAGTTTTCTCTAGCATTCAAATCGGTTCTGAATGCTAAACTTTGACCCAAAAATGCAATTAAATCTATTAACGCTATGTATTCGCTAGACTCGATAAAATCATTGAAATTTTCTGGATAATAGATTTTTAAATAATCTATCATTGTTTTTCTTAACGTCTGAAAATCATAACTTTGAAAATCAGCGTTTCTAAAACTTTGATATATTTTTGTCCAGTCCTGATTAATAATCAGATTATTTTGTCGTTCAGTAATAGCCATAAATGTCTCTTTTTGTTATTTATCAAAAAAATATATGCTACTATTAAAGATTTGTAGTTGATGTTTGGCTATTTCTTTCGAATTGCAGTTCTAGTGTATCTACTTTTCCAGTTGAAATATATATTAATTCCAATTCTATTTGTATTCCACGATCATATTGAGTTACTATTACATTTTTGGCAGATATTCTAGGATCATTCGCCACTATCTTTTTTATATCTTGGACTATTAAATTTTTTGTTTCCTGCGTGAGAGGTTCAAATAACATGTCCCAAATTATTGTACCAAAATTTGGGTTCATTAATTTTTCACCCTTTCTAATATAGAAATGATTCTGCAAATCTCGTTTAACTAATTCAAAATCAGTTAAACTAAATTTTTTGCCAGTGGTTATGGAACTAAAACCTTTGTACATAATATAGTATTTATTGCTCGTCGGTATATAAGTCAGTTTGCGTTAAACTAAATTTACCACGATTAAAATAATCTGTAGCACTAAATCCAGGAGCATCTGTACCAAATCTGCCTGTTTTAAACCATGTGGTTGCTCCTGCTGCGCCGGCTAAATGAGCGACTGACAACAGTCCAGATATGACATCTTTGGGTGTGCTCTTTGTTATGGCACCAGTTGCTTGTAAAGTAGCATAGTTATCTTTGGCTAAATTAAATATGGCCTGCTCCTGTAACTCAGGTGAACTAAGAAACTCATCTAGATTCGCTATATTGTCTTTGCTGATCCAATTGTTTGGATTACTAAGTGTTTCAATAGTCGAATCGAGACCTTCCTTGATATAGCCTAATTTTTGAAGATCCTCCGCACTGAATTGATATTTACCGACGAAGCCTGCTTCTTCTATCTTACTGTACAGACCACCACTTTCAGCATCTCCTAGTTGTGCAAACATTGCTCTTACTTCGGTTGATGCTAACTCTCCGATGCCATCAACTGGTATTGGTTGACTTATAAATGCAGCAGGTGTCGCAGCATTTACTAGATCCGCTGCCTCGGCTATCTTAGGTCCTTCTGGATTAACTATCGTTTGTGGAGATATAGGATTACCATCTATGTCAATATCAAATACATCCGCTTGTGCTTGTAATTCTTCTATCGCCTGTTCAATTCCCTGTCTAAAGTATGGTTCATGTGTTGGCACTTTGTAGTTAGTAGTGAACAATGCTCCATCAAATACTACTTGTTGTACCACTGATCCATTGGGAACTGCTGCTACATCAGGCAAAGTGTATTTCTGCAATAAAACTGGATTTTCTATGTTCGGACTATTTCCACTGCCATTAAGAGCAATGGTACTACCGTTAATAGCCATTTTACCAGATGCTTTTATTCGCATAGCAGATGAAGCCACCATGTCTAGCGTACTTGCACTTTTTGTTTCTATCTTCTTGCCAAACGATTTCAGTTTAACCAATGCTGTATGATTTATTTCCTGTGCCTCTACGTTGAAATTTTTGGTAGTAGCAAAGTTTATATTTTCTCTAGCAAAAAAACTTATGTTCTTGTCACTGTGCATCATCAAATTACCAGATGTTCGCACTGACATATCTCTGGCTCCGTAAATTAGTATGTCGCCTTCCTTTGTTAATTCAACCCAGGCTGACCCAGCAGCATTACTAATGTAAATAATGCCTTCAGTGTCATGTAATAGCACTTGATGGCCAGCAGAGGATTTAAGACGAACTAGATTATCTTTGCCGTAAATATCTCCATCGTCCATGATTAGGCTATGTCCGCCAACCCTAGTACTGACTATATAATTATTGGCATTAAAATTGCCCGTTGCTAACTTTGTTGCTAGATTGCTATCCAATGCTGGATCTTGAGGTGGTATAGGTCGTCCTGGAGTACTGACGCCAAACACTGAACTAGTTGGGTCTCGTTGACTACTACTCGTAATAGTACCACGAACTTCATCTCCATCTAAACCCTGTATCAATAGTTGTGCAGTTTTATATACGTGAAGTGGCTTTTTTACTTCCTTTACTGGTTGTGAATACCCAGATTTCAAATTTTCATTCCACTCACCAACGGGATATTTTTTGTTAGGATCTAATATAAATCCAGATTGTTCTATACTGTATTGATCAATGTACTTATAGTCAGTAGCACCTATTGCAGGTGTCATGTATATACTGGCACTTTTGTTAATACATGCAAACCAATAACCCTCAACCGATCCCTCTAAAAAGCAACATAAAACTTGATTGCCTACATCAGGTGGGATCATAAAAAACCCATAAGTTTGTGTGGTTTTCAAGAATGTATTAGCATCACGTGTTTCTGCCGGCGAGAATTCTGACCCTCTGATACCACTAGTTTGTCCGAAATATGGGCTAGCATATGACACTAATTTCCAATTAACTGAATTATCAGGTTCTGGTCCGCCTAATTGTTTTATGTACACCCATAAACGTCCTGTTCTTGTGGACGTATCAAGTTTTTTTACAATACCAACGTAAATTCCAGATTGTGATGGTATTTCTTGACCAGATTTATCAAGAATGGATGGAGTTCTTGATCCAATAATAGGTCTACTTAATGAAGTCAATTTATATTTCCTATATTCCAGAGCCGGGCAATACACCCCAATCAACGTCTAAAACTTGCTGCGCCACTTGTGTGGGCGCCTGAGTATTTGTTTGCCCAACTGTACTTATATTGTCAAAAAGACCTCCAACATTTCTTCTGATTACACTTACACCTTGATTCACGGCATCAGAGGTTAATCTACCAGCAGTTTGTGTTACAGTATTTAATCCAAAATTCAACAAGTCACTTCCACTGCCACTGCCTAATCCAAAGTTGGTAAGTAGTTGTGCATTTACTGAGTTTGCGTCAGCAAGAAATTCTGTTTGAGATGGTACATTAAATCTAAATGAACGTTGTTGAGCGACAACAAGAGAAGTAGATATACTTTTTACTTGTTCTTGACGTAATGCACTGTACTCTATGCCTATCTGATCAAACAATACTTTTGCCATTCTCAACGTTTGTTCAAATTTACCTCTACTGAATACGGAATCGACCGTAATTAGTTTGTATACTCCACTGAAATTGCTATAGCCTAGCGATTTTGCTTCAATGAGAGATTCTGGTCCTAGTATCTCATTTGCTTTTATTGGTGCCAATCCTAGCGTTTCGTCGTAATCTGTCGGACTCAAAAAGTTAACAAATATATACAATTCACCAGTGTCCATGAATAGACTTTTATTAGCGGTCAATGCGGAATCTTGACCACCAGTGGGGCGATTATAAAAAAAGTCATCTTGTTTGATAAATAGCGGGTCACCTAGTATTCTTAGTTCCAGTTCAATCATGTCGGCACGTGCATCAATTAGCAGAGAATTTTTTAAGTCACCTGATGCTATTGCTTTCTGGGTATTACCACCGATCAAGGTAGTAGTATTCGAATTTCCAGTCACAGGGGCGACGCCAGGCGTAGCCACTGGATCGCCCGTAACAGGCAATGCTTGAGTAACCTTTGTATTGATAGGATCTGCGGCCGGACCTGCTGGATTTAATCCACTGCCAGTTGATCCTTGCACTGATTTGTTTAATGCAGCAGTTACTGCTAGAAGATATAAAGTATTGAAAGAGATATTCCAATCAAGTATATCACGATTTCTACCAGTGAACATATAATCATATTTCTTTACATAACCCTCAACTCTGCCTCTAGGAGCGTATGGATATTTTGAAGAGATGGTGAATTTTTTAACGTGAAAAATTATTTGCTCTGGTACATATCTTCCTAATGAATCATCCCATGATCCGATTTTTAGTGTAGGGACTATTTTGTACCAATTAAGAGGTCTACTAAACTTTTGAACTATTGTTTCAATATTGGAACCACTCTGTACATCATTTTTTATTTGAGTAGCCAATTGTTGTTGATCAGGCAATACTATCTGATCTAGAATATAGTCACTCTGACGAACTATGAAATCAATCAAACTAGTCATTGATGAGCCAGCAGGAACATTAATTACCCCAGATCTATAAGATAGACTATTTCCTTTTGCTGCGCCTCCCGCTGTCTGAGCATCCGTAGATGAATTTGATGCATTTGGATTAGAGCCAGCGATTGATGCGTCTGTTGGTTGAGGACCACTGAATAACTTTGCTCTACCTATTTCCTCATCAAAAATTACAGCGTATTTAGTTGCATATTTTATATCGCCTTTATCCTTCAATGCGCTATAATAATCGTTAAATGCCTTAGAAATAGAATTTACATCTACCGTAGTACTGGTTATTTTTTTAAGATTTGCAGCAGCAGTTGCTAAACGTGTATCTACATCACTTAGATTAGTTATACTGTCTACATCTTGTCCACCTGTTTGCACTATTTGCTCACGTAATCTAGTTAATTGACTAACTTCACGTTGAGCACTTGTTTGCTCATCTATTATGTTGGTAAAGGCATTAGCAGTTTCATAATCATTAACATCTGGATTAAAAGCAGATGCAACTGTACTTGCATTAATTGTAGTACCAAAAGGCAAAGTAGAATTTAACTCAGATAATGCTTGATGATTGTACGGCACTGCCTCTACTCTATATTCTGCACCTGACTGTTTTACTTGAGTTTCCACATTTATGATTCTTATAGGTATAATTTTCGTCAGATCGGTTATTTTTTCAGGTTTTGAATCTGCCGTATCTTTATAGCCAAAGAAATCTATCTGTAATACGTATGCCATTTGTATATATGCACCAGGTGCATTAACACTTCTTGAGTTAATCTCATCTGCCGCTGCAATCATCCGGTTAATTAATGTGAAGCCGTTTGGCTCTATTATAGTAAAAGAACACTCTATTAGATTTGAGTTAGTGTTACGTTTAGTCGGCAAAATGACGGTTTGCATTTTAAAGTCTTCAAAATAGAAGTCCTCTTTAAAATGTCTATTTCTCTTGAAATTTTCGTCATTATATCTACCAGCACTACTTATGATAACGTTTTTAGCAACATACGGTGATGGATTAGAATTAAAGTAATTTGCATTAATAACATTATTGTAATCTTCATTGGATAGCATATGAAGACTGAGATTGTATGTGTATGAAGCGTATGCATGTAATGGATTATCAACAGGTTTTTGTATTTTCGGAGCGCCATTAATTTCGTAACTAAGTGGTCCAGTATATCCCTCAGTTCCCTGTTTATTTGGATTATATGCACTGGTTGTTGCAAGTAACACACTTTCATCTATATATGTCGATTCATCTAACGTTTGTCGCACCCTCTGTGTTTCTGTTTGTATATCTACTAAACGCTGTCTGTCTTCTGCTGACAGTGGAGCACTAGTGTCAGATAATTGACCAGTTAATGCAGGTATACCATCACCCAACGGGGTGGTAAGAGGATCTACAGCGAATGGTAATATATTTCCATCAACACTCATCGTATTAACCTATTATTCCAGTGAGTGTTGATTTTTTAGGTAAGTAGATTTTTGAGCCTATCCGCATATCAAATATTGGATCCCGAACAGAATTGGGATTTCGTAGAGCAAATACCCACCATAAGTTTGCATCACCATACAAGTCATATGCTAGTAAGTCTGGACGATACTGATAAGTCCTGTTAATTTCAAAAATCACATCATCTGCATTTTTTGGTATATCTGGAAAATTTGCTAAGTCTAAGAAATTTCCGTAAAATTGTGTTTTGCCGTATGGACTATTTCTAGCGTATGTAACTTGTGCCATTATATGAATCCTCCTTCAGGACTATTTCCACCTCGTATTGTTTCTCCTCTCGCATATTTCTCCAACGTGAACTTGGCTACGTTACTTCTACTATAGACTGGTTGCAGACTCACTGAAATAGTGCTACTCGTAGGCAAACGAACAACACCGCCATACGAATCTTTAGGTGACGGAGGACCAACCGGTAACTGCCCGCTTGAACCTATATCAACTCCTATCGGTACTTGAACATAGTCAACGTCACCTGACATCGTGTGTGAAAACTGTGTCACTACACATGGAATATGAGGCAAGTAAGCATCGCCATATCCATCCAAGAAAACAAGTGGCGGTGGACTGCCCGCATATTCGTCAGCACCAAAAAACATTTTTGTACATATTCTAAAGAACTGAATTGCTGCCATTAGATACTGGCCTTCTTTAACATTCTGAACAGTAAACTCACCATTTATTTGTATTGATCCAATTTCACTGCCTTCGTAAAAATAACTATTGTAGTTAGAATGGGTTAAAACTTGAGAACCATATCGTGCTGTATGACTCAATGTTATTGTTGGCGTATATGGAAATACTACCCCAGAAGTACCTGTTCTACTGTTTAATGCTCTAAGTAATGCGTTTGCAGGATTATCATAAAACATGTTAGCAACAGTATTACTCATGCTAATTCTGACTCGCCAATCATTCTCTGGGCTTATTTCAGATCCATCAGAACTTTGAAAATTTATGTTAAATACACTACCGGCTATATCTTTAAGTAACCCATTTGCACCAGCAGTTAATCCTGCTTGCGCTAAACGTGCTCCACTTGAATCAGCGAAACTTAAATTGTTAGCCAGTGCAGGTATACCAGATGAAGATGATATGTTTCTAGCAACACCCCCTTCTTCAAAATCACTTTCAAGGCCAGTCATAATAATCCATAGTTAATAAAATTATTTATCATATAATAATATGTGTTTATTATGTTGTTGACTTTCAATCACATTTTATGCTATTATATTTTATCAAAGGAGAATAGCCATTAAAACAAACTATCTAAACAATAAAGACATTTTGAAAGAAATTCATAAAAGCAAAAATTCATATTGCTGCTATTTGGATTCCAGTTGCGAAGATTATGACATAATATTAACAAGTGTTGATGCGATTGACGAAAATATAATTGCAGAGGCAACCAAGAATCGTGCAGAACGATTGTGTAAGATCGAATACGATCGTAGTTTACTAGAATCAGGCGAGAAGAAAAAATTAGATGATTTCAGTATTGACGAATCTGAGATATCATATACCGATTTAGTTTTTCGTGTAATGTCGTGGGAACATGTACCGTCAGACTTATCTAAGTCGGCTAAAGCAAAAGAGCCTCAATTAGATGAGGATGCCGAGATTATACACACAGAATACGACGAGGAAGATGTAAAGCCTAACAAATATATCAAAGTAAATTTCCCACCATTTTTACACTACAAGTTAGATGCTAATAAGACACCATACGTAGTCGGTAAAAGTCATTGGAAAGGGTCACTGGACAACGGATATTTCAGCAAAGATCATGGGAAAATGACTAATAAACTGGCTCATATGTTCATAAAATTGTGTGAACGATATGCTACTCGTAGCAACTGGCGTGGCTATACATACAACGATGAAATGCGTAGCCAAGCATTACTTCAGTTAAGTCAAATAGGACTTCAGTTTGACGAGAGTAAGAGTCTAAATCCATTTGCGTACTATACAGCGGCAATAACAAACGCTTTCACCAGAGTGTTAAATATAGAAAAACGAAATCAAAATTTACGGGATGACATCTTAGAATTGAACAACTTGAATCCAAGTTATACCCGACAGAATATGTTCACTGGCGGTGGTGGTTACGAAGAATGAACCTTTAATTCATCAGCAAATGAAAATATAGGCAATTTACTTTTATTCAATAGAAATTCAGACCATGTTTTTATGGATTTTTCCATAAGAACTGGTTCCTGAAATCCCTTACGAACTACTCCAACACCGTAATCTTCTTTGTATATCTTGAATGTTATATCACTACGTTTAATTAAATCAAAACCTAACTTCCATACATCGCCTGTCCACGGTCCTCTCATAAACGGAGTTAATGGAACTATTTGTTCTATTTCGTTATTTGGAAGCATATCATGTATTAAAATCGTTCCATTATCATTTAAGAATCTTAATGAATTTTTTAAATCCAATGATACTTGATCATAGTAGTGAAGACCATCTATAAATATTAGATCAAAACGCTGAGTGTTATACTTAAAAAATTCATCACTAGTTAATCTGATATTTCCTCCACTATTTGGATCAACTCCTATTTTGAATGGACAAGATACGTAATTGAAAGTTTCGTTATTTTCACATCCTATTTCCAAATATGTTTTATAGTTGTGTTTTTTAGCAAAATGCTGAATTATGTCTTTATGTTTAATGTCTATCATGGAAATATTTATATTTAAGATAAGTGTTTTATTTTTTATCCGTTGTCTACGCTGTCTGAACGACTTTAATTTTAGTTATTTACGACAGAACATGTTCACTGACGGTGGTGGTTACGAAGAATAATCGTATTTTTGTTACTCTGGTCTGTTTGATCAAAAAAATTTACAAATCTCCAGTGAATTGATAAAATAGTAAACCACATAATCATATCATTGGAGATTTAATTGAATTTGTTCAAAAAAGCAATAGTATTCACTGACCTCCATTTCGGCCTAAAGTCCAACAGTCAACTTCATAACGAGGATTGTTTGTCGTTCATTAAATGGGCTACCGAAATGGGCAAGAAAAATGGCTGTGACACCGCATTATTTTTGGGTGATTGGAACAACAATCGTGCATCAATAAACATCCTGACACTAAACTATAGCATTAAAGCCCTAGAACATCTTAATGCTAATTTTGACCGGGTGTTTTTCATACCTGGCAATCACGATCTTTACTATCGTGATAAGCGTGACGTTCAAAGTGTAGAGTGGGCAAAACATCTAAAGAATGTCACTATCTGTAATGATTGGGTTAACGAGGGTGACGTCATCATTGCACCTTGGTTAGTAGGTGATGATCATAAGAAAATATCAAAACTTCGTGGTCGGTATACATTCGGTCATTTTGAACTACCGCACTTCTTAATGAATGCTATGGTAGCCATGCCTGATCATAGCGAAATCAAGCGTGAACATTTTTCACATTTTGATCATGTGTTCAGCGGACATTTTCATAAACGACAAACTTCTAACAACATAACCTATATCGGTAATTGTTTCCCACATAATTATGCTGACGCAGGTGATGATGAACGTGGAGCAATGATTCTTGAATGGGGTGGTAAACCAGAATATCATTCGTGGCCAGATCAACCAACATATCGTGTGCTATCTCTTAGCGATCTACTGAATCGCACTGACGAAGTTCTGAAGCCAAAGATGCATGTTAGAGTAAACATTGATATTGACATTTCTTACGAAGAGGCCAACTTCATCAAAGAGACTTTCGTCAAGTCTCATGATTTGCGAGAAATTTCTATTCTACGAAACAAAAACACAGACATGGATCAATACGAAATGAAGGGCAATGTAAACTTCCAGACCGTTGATCAGATTGTTACTAATCAACTTAACTTAATAACCAGTGAACAGTATGACTCATCACTATTGTTGGATCTATATCGAGGACTATAAGTAATCTATGTTGAAAATAAAAAATATCACTGCGAAGAACTTCTTATCTATTGGCAATCAAACGCAGGCAGTTAACTTTGACAGAGAAAATTTAACATTAGTTCTAGGTAGCAACATAGACTTAGGCGGCGATGATGCTGGTAGTAGAAATGGCACTGGAAAGACTGCTATCATCAATGCTATAAGTTATGCTTTCTACGGGCAAGCCCTGACTAACATCAAGAAAGATAACCTAATTAACAAAACTAACGGTAAAAACATGTTAGTTACAGTTGATTTTGAATGCGGTAATATCTCATATCGTATTGAGCGCGGCAGAAAGCCCAATGTGTTGAAGTTTTTTGTCAATAATCAAGAGGTAGAGAGTTCGGACGATAATAGCCAGGGTGATAGCAGAGAAACCCAGCATGAGATAGAAAAACTCATCAACATGAAGCACGATATGTTCAAGCATATTGTAGCACTTAACACATACACTGAACCATTCTTGAGTTTACGGGCAAATGATCAGCGAACAATCATTGAACAACTTTTGGGTATTACCCTATTGAGTGAGAAGGCAGAATCTCTTAAGGAACAGGTACGAATCACAAAAGATGCCATACAGCAAGAAGAATTTAGGATCAAAGCAGTCAAGGATGCTAACACCCGTATCCAGGATCAGATTGATTCTACAAAGCGACGTCAGAAATTGTGGCTACAAAAGCATAAAGAAGATCTACAGGCACTGACTACTGCATACGAAGAGTTATTAAAGTTAGACATTGATGAAGAGTTGGCAGCACATAAGTCCCTACAACTCTATACTGACAAGTCTAAAAAGTTAAAAGATCTAGAAAAGACCAAGAAGTCTCATGATAAAGATTTACTTCGTGAACAAAAATCACTGAAGCAATTGAATGTTGACATCAAAGCAATCAAAGATCACAAGTGCCATAGTTGTGGTCAAGCACTACATGATGATAATCACGAAAAATTACTACAATCTAAGTCCGAGGAACTAGCAAAAGTAGAGAAGGCCATAGAGAAAATTGAATCTGAAATCAGTGATATAAATCAAAAAATTGAAAAGATCGGTGATTTAGGTGATGAACCTACTGTTTTTTACAGCAAAGAAAGTGAAGCGGTAACTCATAAGAGTAGCCTAGATCATCTACTTACGCAGATAGAAACTAAAAAGTCTGAGTCTGATCCTTATGCTGATCAGATTGCCGAGATGGAAAAGGATGGTATAGAGGAAATTTCCTATGACTTGATTAATGGATTAGTGAAAGTACGTGATCATCAAGAATTTTTGCTTAAACTGTTAACCAACAAGGATAGTTTCATCCGTAAGCAGATTATAGATCAGAATTTGAACTTCCTGAATGCCAGACTGGCTTTTTATCTAAACGACATTGAACTACCACACACTGTCAAGTTCAACAACGATTTGTCTGTCAGTATTGAGGAGTTGGGACGAGAGCTAGACTTTGATTCACTGAGTCGTGGTGAACGGAACAGGCTTATTTTAAGTTTAAGTTGGGCATTCCGTGATGTATGGGAAAGTTTATATCAACCAATCAATTTGTTATTCATTGATGAATTAGTTGACTCTGGTATGGACAGTGCAGGTGTAGAAAACTCATTAAAGATTTTGAAAAAAATGTCACGTGCTGGTGGTAAATCTGTATGGTTAATTAGCCATAAAGATGAATTATTGAGTAGAGTTAATAATATAATGTACGTAGTAAAAGAAAGTGGCTTCACACGATATAGTTCTGACGTTGAGGTGGTAAAAAATTAATTGATCATTTTACCGTCATAAATACAATGTGACGTGGCTTTTTGAAGACAAAATTATTGAGACACTACCAGACGATGTAGTTGGGTTTGTATATATAATAACCAACAAGTTGTCTGGACGAAAATATATAGGCAAAAAATTATCTAAATTCAAGAAAATAAGACTAAAAACATCAAGGTTAAAAAACGGCACTAAAAAGAAATCAAAAATTAGATATGAAATCGATAGTGACTGGCAAATTTATTATGGTTCAAACTCGGTATTATCAGAAGAAGTAAAAAATTTAGGCTCAGAAAATTTTAAAAGAGAAATATTAAGGTATTGTTATTCAAAAAATGAATTAAATTATTACGAAGCAAAGTATCAATTTGATTATGGTGTTTTGCTTAGTGGTGACTGGTACAACGAATGGATATCGGTCAAAGTACGTAAACTAAAGATTTAATTCACATCAAGGTTATTATAGCGACGCACCGCAAACTGCGACATCTACAGGCAAAATCTCAAACAGTGTATGGCTAGCATCGGCCTAAATTCGGATGCTCTAAACCTGGACCTCGGGTCGCAGGGACGAAAACCTTGGCGCTGTACCAAGAACTCAATCACTATCCTTTACAGGACGAAGATCGCCAATCCCGCGGTTTGATTGTTTGAACAGGTTTTATGGGTAAAAAGACGTGATAGCGATATCACACGGTTATATCAAAGGACAGCATCATTGATATAGCCCGCCGTTGTAAGAAAGACTGGATGAGTAGGTACCGGATAACCGCCTGCGTTACATTTCCTGTGTGTCAAAACACAGATGTTGTTGTAGTCCTGATGCTGTGTGGTTGTCAACTCAGATGAAAACACCACTTCATAGTAGAAATACTATGATTTTTTTCGCCCTTCGTGGGCGAAAGAGAGGCAGTAATCTAGATGAATGGTATCTCTTCTGATTGGTTAATAATTATTCTTTAAGAAAAGATCGTCTAGTTAATTGAAGGAGCGATAGCGACTGAAAATTAACGACGACGATATGGGTGCGCCGCACCCATCAATTATATGAATAACAATCCAGATTTATTGGTCTTTTCAATATTCTCTTCAATTATCTTATTGATAATTTCTCTATCCTGATAACCTATTTCAAATGCTTGATCTAGTGTTACTCCACCTCGCATATACCAAACCAATTTATATATGTATGATCTTAACGCCTTTGACTCTTTTTCGTATGAATTTATTAATTCAACTACTTCTTCATTTGTTAGAGTCAAAAGCGTTAAACGAAAAAATTAGACATCTCAAATGTTAAGGGTGTTTCAAATTCCTTCTTACATGATTCACATGTTAAAGAAAGCAAATTTGCTTTATTTTCTTTTATTATGTTATTAATTTCTTCCTTAACGGCGTTCCATATTTTTCTATCGCAGTTTTTAAAAAAATCATTTATGAAAAGTTCGTTTTCCACTACTACATTATTATCTAATTTTATGTAAGAAATATTGCCAGATATTTCTCCTACTTTTAGTGTTAGTAGTTTATTAAATAGATCTTTGAACTTAGTAAATTTTTCTTCTTCTGGTAAATTATTTTGATTTAAAAGTTGTAATGTTCTTTGTTCCTCGAACATTATTATTGCCTTTTTATTAAACGATTTATAATTTTCGGCTTTTAAACATATCTCAAGATTTTCAACATTAATTATTCTATGATAGTTTGGAATGTTATGATATCTTTCCATCAACATTTGTAAATCAAGGGTCATTTCGTTTTTATGATTACAATGCGGACAAACACTTATAAAATCCATTTTATTACCGTATGTTGCCAAACGTATTGCCAATAATATTAGGTCAATATCACATATAGGTGTGTCCCATGCATCTTTGATATTAGGTATACAACTTTGTATTACTTCAACAGTGGACTGGCCATTTAATAATGCGTCTGGAGTTTTAAGCATCAACTCGTCTTTTGCGGTCATTGCGAAAACAGGATATTCTTCCGTTACAGTACGTTGCAAAGATCCCTCTGGCCACCATTGCCCATTACTTGGAAATTTTATGTATAGTTGAGGCTGACGATAGAATTTTGATAGTGGATTTTCTGTTTCTTTGTTCATAATAGTTATTGATAAATATCTTATAGTATTTAGTGAATTTTTATAACTAGTTAGAATATATGATTAACGCTGCCACAGAAGAATTAACGGAATTTGCATCCAGAATGGGTATTACTAATGCCGCTGCCGCTGATTTGATAAACAGGCTAAGCGAATTAAGTAGGACTTCGGATCGTACATCCAATGCTATCGACGTTAATAGAACTGCAACAGAGAGAATAGCAAATAGTCAAAATTCTGCGGCTGATTCAGCGATAAATTTTGGTAAAAGTTTATATTCAACCACTAAAAGTTTGGCTAGTGTTCCTCAGCAAATTGCTAATTCTACAGCAGCAGTTACTTCCATATCTCCAATAATAACTGGCATTACTCAAATGGGTGCTAGTTTGGCGCAAGTGGGTGGACCATTGGCAGCATTGATGGGCACTGCTGCCGGCGGACCATTGGCTGGTTTGGTTGCTGGTGTGCTTGGTTCAGTCGTCAGCGATATCACGGCAGAAGCAATAACTGCTGTTGGTAGCACAGTAAATTTTTTCTTACAACAAGTTCAGGTAGTTATTGACTCATTCACACAACTCAGTAGTGTTGGTGCAACTTTCGGAGGTAGTTTAGAATCACTTAAAGATCTTTCCAAAGATACTGGGTTAAGTCTTGAAACTTTGTCTAAAATTGCCGTCAATAATGCTGAAAACATGGCACTATTAGGTGGTGGCACCCAGGGTGCATTAAAACTAGTAACCAGAACATCAAGAGATTTAGGCAATACCTTATTGGCATTATATGGAGGGTTTGAAAATCTTAATAAAGAAACAGCAGAATATATGGCATTGCGTAGACTTCAAGGCGTGTCAGAAATGGCTACAGGTCAAGCCTTAACTAATCAAACTGCTGAATATCTATACATGATTAAAGAGTTAAGTGCGTTAACTGGAAAAAATGCCAGTCAGTTAAAAAATGAAATGGCTGAGAGAGCAAAAAATGCTGCTGCTCAGTATGCAATAGATAGCATGAGCGAAGAAGAACGTTTGAAATTTCAATATCAACTTAGTTTGCTGCCAGAATATTTGAAGGGAGCATTTATGGAAAAAGTTGTCAACAAAAAAATTGGAAGTGATTTACTTAGTAGAGAAACTTTGATGCTTGAGGCAACATTGCCCGGCATAGGAAATAAATTAAGTCGTGCTGTCGATACGATGACTCAGCCAATGGAAACTATGAAAGAAAATTTTGGCAAAGAATTGACGGGATTAGCTGCTGACACCAAGAGATATAGAGAAACAAACAAAGATTTAATGAATGTGTATGCTAAGGGATATGCACAAAATCCAGTTTTAAAAGTAATTAATGACACATTAGTAAGTGCAGGCACTGAATTAGGCAGACTTAGCACAATAGCAAAAGATATAAAAACTTTTTCAGAACAAACAACTGCGTTAAAAGACAATGCAGGTACGTTCGTTGATGAAGTTGGCAAAATTAATAAAGAGCAAGAAAAAATTAGAATGGCACTGAACAGATTTGCCACGGAGGGAGAACGATTTGCTCTGGCATTAGATGTAACATCTTTTGTGTTGGAAGTTACAGAGGAATTAATAGAAGGGGTAAATAGAATATTACCTAACTTTCAAAAGAATCGCCGTGAAACCAATATGCAAACAGAGCCTGTTGAGAATACACGGGCTGGAGCACAATTAAAAATACTTGAAGAACAACGAGAAAGATTTTTGCGCAGAGAGTTAAATTTAGATTTGTCTAGAGAAGATATACAAAATCTTAGATCAGAACAATTACAATTGAACGAAACGCAGCGAAGAAAACTTGAATTTTTAGAGAATAGAATTAAAGAACAACAAGAAAGAATTAATCAAATAAATAACCCATCGCAAAATAACAATACTAGTAATCAGCAGCCCGTTAGTGAAACGGATGTATCAAAATTAGATTCAACAGATCTAGCAATGGCATCTAGGGGAATATTCATAAAAACTGATGCTGATACTAAATTAAACATAAATTTATCTGAATTTATGGATATTTTAACGATGATGTTTAATGATCAAAAAAGAACAAATAATTATCTCGCTGATGCAATGAAAGATAATGCATACAATTTTAAAAGACTTTTGGATAGAATTACATAGTATAAATATACAGAGGATTATTCATGACCTGGAAAAAATATTTTCGTGTTGCTAATTTATCTGGATCTGTTAGTCCGATAAATGGATCTACTGGCAACCATTTTACATATAGAAATTATCAAAGTAATTTACCTGAAGTTTATATAGGCCATCCAAATCGTGTTGAACGTTACAATCAATATGAACAAATGGATCAAGACAGTGAAGTTAATGCCGCCCTTGATATATTAAGTGAGTTCAGTACACAAATAAATGAAGAAAACGGTACTGCTTTTAAGTTTGTATGGAAAGAAAAACCAACCGACAACGAAATAAATATAATCAAAGAACAACTAAATCAATGGGTTAGTTTGAATGAACTTAACAAACGTATATTTAAAATATTTAGAAACACCATAAAGTATGGTGATCAGGTCTTTATTCGTGATCCAGAAACATTCAAGTTATTCTGGGTAGAGATGAGTAAGGTTGTCAAAGTTATCGTAAACGAAGCCGAAGGCAAAAAACCAGAACAATACATCGTCAAAGAACTTGCGCCTAACTTTGAAAACTTGACCGCCACTGCGTTAAACAGCAGTGATGTAAGTGTCAATCATCCACAAGTAGGTGGACCAAATGGAGCCTACATACAGCCAAAAACACCATACAGCGGTGGTTCAAGATTCAGCAAAGCACAGAATGAACAGGCAATTAATGCTGAACATATAGTTCATTTGAGTTTGACTGAAGGTCTTGATTTCAGTTGGCCATTCGGTAACAGTGTACTTGAAAATGTCTTCAAAGTATTCAAACAAAAGGAATTACTAGAGGATGCTATCATCATTTATCGTGTGCAACGTGCACCAGAACGTAGAATTTTCTACATAGATGTTGGTAACATGCCTAGTCATATGGCTATGGCTTTCGTTGAGCGAGTCAAAAACGAAGTACATCAACGTAGAATTCCAACACAGGCAGGTGGTGGTCAGAATATGATGGATGCTACCTATAATCCATTGTCAACCAATGAAGACTATTTCTTCCCTCAAACGGCTGATGGCAGAGGAAGTAAAGTTGATACCCTGGCAGGTGGTTCAAATCTAGGTGAAATAACTGACTTGCATTTCTTTACTAATAAGTTGTTTAGAGGTTTGAGAATTCCTGCTAGTTATTTACCTACTGGATTAGATGACGGCACAAGTAATCCGAATACTTTCAGTGACGGCAGAGTAGGTACAGCACTAATACAGGAATGGCGTTTCAATCAGTATTGTATCAGATTACAGAGATCCGTTGCTGAAAAATTAGATCAAGAATTTAAGATGTTTATGCGTTGGCGCGGCATAAACATAGATGGTGGATTATTTGAACTTCAATTTAATGAACCACAAAACTTTGCTAGTTATCGTCAAGCGGAAGTTGACAGTGCTCGTATAACAAGTTTCACACAATTAGAGGCATATCCTTATTTGAGTAAGAGGTTTTTGTTATCTAGATTCTTGGGTCTTACAGAAGAAGAGATGTCTGAAAATGAAATGTTGTGGACTCAAGAACAGGGTGATGCACAAACATCTAAACCAGATCAGGTTGGATTGCGTAGTGTAGGTATTAGTCCAGGTGGGTTAGACATGGGTATTGAAGCAGCGGATGCAGCAGCATTGCCACCTGGTGGTGAAGCAGGTGCACTGGGCGCAGAGATGCCAGCAACACCGGCTCCAGGTCCTATTACAGCATCTCCGGCTGGCGCTGGTCCAGCATTATAAGATAAATAAAATCATGAACTTGATGGAATTATTAGAACCAACACCTAGTGGCTATAGAACCGAAAAAGAGGATAATACCTCTATAAAGTTATCTGATACTAGAAAACTTCGTTTATCATTGGATCGTCTTAATAAATTAAGAAAAATGAATGATACACGAAAACTTGAACATGAACTAAAACTAGAAAAATTATCTAAGCAATATAAACCAGCCGCTGCTCCTGGTGGTCTGCCTGGATTATAAATTATATACACATAAATCATCAAAAAGTGCTCATTATGAGCACTTTTTTTATTATTGTCTTAAATAATTATACTTAATTAGATATTTTTATAAAGGAATAAAAAATGTCAAAATACGAAAAATTAATTGAATATATCGTTAATGAACAAGACGAGAAAGCACGTGAACTTTTCCACCAATTAGTTGTTGAACGTTCACGCCAGATTTATGAGTCATTAATTGACGAAGAAGATCTTGCTGAAATTGGCGGCGATGAAGTAGAAGACTTAGTTGACGAAATTTCAACTGATGAAGAAGGCATGTTGGAAGCAGAAGACGAGGATGAAGATGCTGAAATGGACATGGATGATGCCGAAGATGACATGGACGACGCTGAAATGGACATGGATGATGCCGAAGATGACATGGACGACGCTGAAATGGACATGGATGACCATCATGCTGACATGGGTGGCAACGAAGAATTAGAAGATCGTATCATGGATCTAGAAGATTCTTTGGATGAACTTAAGCGTGAATTCGAAGAATTAATGGGTCAAGGCGATGACGACATGGGCGGTGACATGGACATGGACATGGATGCAGACGCTGACATGGGCGGTGACATGGACATGGATGCAGACGCTGACATGGGTGATGATGAAATGAATCCAATGCCAGAAGAAATGCAAATGTACGAAGCCAAGAAAGTCAAAAAAGAAGAAATGCTT